CCTATGCACCAGGAAGACGAACATCAGGTAAGCCTCAGGGGTGGAACTGCTACGGACTCAGCAGGGTGAGGCTTGGATGTCCGACTCCCTAGGGCCGGACCCTCACCCTGCTCAGCCCGCAACGTTTCACCCGCAGCCAAGTGGCAGTCGTTGCAGAGCATGCGAAGCTTCTCTACTCGGTGGTCTGACCGGTCTCCCTCCAAGTGATGGCACTCGAGTGGTGCATCCTTCGTGGGCCTGGCCCCACATTGCTCGCACTTGCCTCGAGCGATACGGTACCGCTCCCGGCGAGCACGCTTGTACTCCGCGGACCAGCGAGGGTCAGATGGCGCACACTCGGGACAGTAGCGGTCATGTCCGTGCCGGCGCTGCCACTCCTTGGGCTCGAACAGGGAGTTACATCCGTTGCAGAACTTGAGCCGAGTCACTCCGGATCCTCCGGCACCTGTTCCGGGAACAGGAAGCGCTTCTGGAAGTCGAGCGCAAGCTTGGTCGCTTCCCACTCCGCGACGCCCTCTGCCAGCAACGTAGCGTAGTAGGCTCCAATGATACGAGCCTTCTGCTTCGTCTCGGCATGCACCTGATCATGCAACGCTACCAGATCGGGGCCGGTGGGTCGAGGAGTGGGGTCCACCCTCAAAGACACTCCCCGACGAGGTCTGCAGGCTTGCCATCGTCGATCGAGGGATCGTACGAGCGCCAGATCAGGTGCACCTTGTGACGAGCCCCACAGGCGCTGCAATTGAGGTCGACCACCCGAGGGTGGCCGAGACTCGAGTCGGCGACCCTCACACGAACCAGACGGTCGGCTCGTCCACACCCATAGAACCCGACTTTCGGTCGAGTTCCCCGTCGGTGCTTTTGATCGAACGAGCTCACCAGGGCAGCATACCCCAAACACGCGGGAGACCGACAACGCGATCATTTTATTCACTATGTAGCATCCGAGGCCACCCCTACCAGGTGCCGTAGCCCGCGGAGGCACCCCCGTAGGGGGGAGGGCCGCAAAAAGTAGAAAGCCCTGCAAATCACTACTTTTTCGAAGGATAGTACCATCCAAGTCAAAAAGTAGGAAAACCCCTGCAAATCACTACTTTTTGGGCTTCGACCTTTTTGCCGGGCTCAAAAAGTAGGGTTTTGCGCTGCAAAAACGTACTTTTTGAGCTCAAAAAGCGGATCCAAAAAGTCAAAAAGTAGGGGTGGTTGATCACTTCTTAGACCGCCAGAAGTACACCTTGCGCTGACCCTCCGTACGCAAGCCCAAGCCTGGTGTCACGGGCAGTGCCGCGTACTCCTGGACCTTGCCGGTGAGTCTCTTCGTATCACCCTTGATGCCCAGGTCCCGGAGACGGGCAAGCAGCTCCACTTGGACGATCTCACCCTCCGTCTGCACGATCTCGTAGACGTAGGCCTTGAGCTGTTTGTCCTGTTCAACGCGCTCGTGATCACGGTGCTCACCAGCACTCTCGCCAGCCTTGAGCATCCACCGTTCCTCGTCCCACTCCAGGTCGAACCGCTCGAGGTCCACATCACGTCCCTTGCCCCAGAGTGTGCGCTGATTCGTTACGTCATCCCGAGAGAGGTACCAGCCAGCGTCCATCCAGTCCTCGAGGCGTGTTGCCCCACGACCCCGGCCCTCGGTCAGCCGGCCCTCGTGGTGCGTCAACATGAGCTCGCCGATGCCCGCCTTGAGCTTCACCTGGTCCAGGGCCGACGTGAACGCCGCGACGAGCGCGTTGTCGTTCTCGTTGTCCACGAGTCCCTGCCACGCGACCACCGTCGGGTCCATGATCCAGTAGGCGATCTCTCGCTCCACCATCCACTCGACAAGGCGGTCCTGAGCCTTAGGCTCCCATAGGGGCAGGATTGGCTCTCCCCGCCTGTGGAGCGGGAAGATGCGGTCGGTGTTCGAGATGCCGAGCTTGCGAACGTGTCGTCGCCACTGAGAGGGCGTCTCCTCGTAATTGACGACGCAGATGTTGCCCTCAAACGGCTCGATCCCGTATCTGCCGAGGAACGGTTGCTCATCCGCCAGAGCTCTCAGCAGGTTCAGAGTTAGGGTCGTCTTGCCCGACTTGTAGGCGGCCACCAGCAGGACGTTGCCGCCCACCGGATGCATCTGGTCGATGCGGAACACCTCGTCAAGGTCGGGCAACTGGAGCTCTTGCGACAGAGACCACTTCTCAGCCGGTAGACCCAGGTCCTCCGGGACATTGCGAGCCGCAAGCCTGCGCCGGGCTTCCTCACGCACCTCAGAGGCGTAGACGGCCGCTTTGACGTCTGTCTCGAAGTCCCCCGTCTGGCGCGACGCCCTGTCCTTCCCCTTGATGGCGGGTTCGATGACCCTGCGCATCAGCCAGGTCGAGCCCGTATCGGGATGGTCCCACTTATCGCGCAACAGAGCGGACTGGCGCATCAGGCGGTCCAGTTGGGCCACATCCACCGTTCGAGCAGCAAACATGTTGCAGAGCGCTAGGTCCGCCCTCGAGGTGTCGTTCTCGTACTCAGACGTGTCACCGTCGTCGAACAAGTTGGCGAACGCGGCGGAATGGCGCCGGCACCGATCGATGATGCGGTCATCCACGCTGGTGTCCACGAACTCGAGCGATGCGATCTGAGACTCTCGGATAGGCAGCCCGTTGACGGACTCGCCGGTGAACGTAAAGTAGCGGCCTTGGTCATAGACCTCAAAGTTACCACCCCAAGGGGTCTTTGAGGTGCGCCGGCCAGCACCACCGAGCTCGCCCTTGAGGATCACATGCACGCCCGTGCCCGAGGGCGAGAGCTCAGCATACGAGCCGATCGCCTCGATGATCCTCGCAGCCTCAGGGTGGAGTTTTCCCTCACCGATGAAGCAGTTATCGAGATCGACTCCGCAGTAAGGGTCGTCCTCCGAGAACACGAACCCGATGCCATCGGCGTGGTACCGGCTCTGACCCTTGATGGCGTCCTTGTACGAAGCCCAGTCCTCCCGCTTCGTGGTTGACGCGAGACGGCCGTCTCGAGCCCTGTGGGGCACCTTGGTCGTCTTGCCCTTCCGGGTCAAGAGTCTCCAGATAACCCACTGGTCCAGAGCGGCGAGCTCTTCGGGTACGGTCAAGTCCTTTGTACCTCCCTGCTCCTTTGCAAATGAAGCGTGACGGAGTCGTAGGCGCCCTGCCGGGCGCGCTGGCCACCCTACGCCCTATCACTCCACTTTTCAAGCACGCAAAGACCGCCGCTCCTGGGGAAGGACTTGGGACCTCAGGAGCGACGGCCATGCGGAGCGCGAGCAAATCCAGTGACCGTATTCACGTCGGGAAGGAGAACGTGAGCGATCGGCTGAACCCGGCAGGGTACCCGGCGCCAGCCCAGCCTACAGCACGTCCGCCGGGCTCATCAAGCCTCAACCGCCAATCTGTTGACTTCAGGCTCAGGATGCTGTATGCGCGCGCGCCCGCGTCTATCCGCCGGAGCCAACCAGCCGCGCAGAAGCGAGCTTCTGAAATCTTTAGGCTCCCAACTGTTGTCTTCTTCGCGGGATAGGCCGATGATGCCCTTAGTCGAGTCCACCGGGTCCAAACAGAGGCCCAGGACAAATCAACCCAAAAGGAGCCACTCTCATGGCCGACGCACCCGCTACAACCCGTACCCGCACCCGCCGCGCCTCTTCGGCGAAGGCCGACACGACCGCGGCCGAGAACGACACCGCTGCCGCGCAGGCCGCGGAGAAGGCTGCCGAGGACGCGGCCAAGAAGGAGGCCCGCGACAAGGAGGCCGCCGAGAAGAAGGCCGAGCGCGAGGCCGAGGCGGCCGCCAAGAAGGAGCAGAAGGAGAAGGAGAAGGCCGAGGCGAAGGCCGCGAAGGAGGCCGAGCGCGCCAGCGAGCGTCAGGCCCTCATCGACTCCGGCGACCTGATCGAGGTCGAGGACGACGACAGCAACGTCACCACGTTCGTCACGTCCGAGCCCAAGAAGGACGCAGTCGCGCAGCGCGCGCTCGAGGTCATCGAGGTGCTGAAGGCGGACGGTCGCGAGATCCCCGTCGCCGGCAAGGAGCTGGCCGACCGCTTCGGTGGCGGGACCGTCCAGTGGGTCGCGTTCTTCGGGATGCTGCGTGTCCTCGGACTCGTGAAGGTCTACCGCTTCCGCACCGGTGAGCGCGGCGGCTCGGGCCTTTCATACCTCTGGATCGGGGACTGACCTCTCCGCACGAGAGCTCGTCGGGCATCCAGTAGAAACCACGGGGCCGCTCCGAAATGGGCGGCCCTAGGTTTAGCCTGAATCGACCGTTGCCTTCCGAAGCGCGTAGGGTGTACGTTGCAGCGGCAGCAGTCAACCAACCCCAAGGAGAGCCATCATGAAGAAGACAGCATCAACCCTCGCAGTGATCGCAGCGCTGGGACTCGGTCTCAGCGCCTGTGGAGGCCAGAGCTCGTCTCAGGCCGGCCACACTCGCTCAGCAACACCCTGCCTCGTGGACCTGGGCCAGGGCTGCAGGAGCGACGGAAGCCCCGTCGGAGGACCCACAGCGGGCCAGGAGGCCGACCACCAGCGCCGACTCGATGCGGCCGCGGACGACGTCACGTACAACGCCGAGGTCGAGCGCTGGAACACCACGTATCCGAACCTGCCATGACCGTCGAGGAACTGCTCACGGAGCTCGGCTTCCTAAACGCCGGAGAGTCGAGAGATCACGACAACTGCATCGGTATGTATGACCGTGCAAACCTGGACGCTCATCTCAGGTACAACCTCGGGTGCGCCGGACTAGACCAGGATGCCGGAGAGCTCGTAGCCGACTTGGCTCGAGACCTGGAGCCCGACCCTGGAAGCCATGAGGACCCTGGATCGAAATGGGAAGTCGAGGCAGCGATGCTGGAGGACCTCGAGGGTAAGGACCGTGTCTAAGACCCGGAAGAAACGCCCCGGCGGCAATCCAGCGAAGGAAGGCCCAAGAGTGGCCAAGCTAGAGCGCCGCATCGCTGATCTGGAGCGTCTTCGCGACAGCCTCGATGCGCAGCTGGAGCGCGAGCGTCTCGACCGTCAGCAGGAACGTCAGTGGGAGCGCGGAAGCACCGTCGCCGTGAACACGGGGCCGAATCTCGTGACGCCACTCGCGCAGCGGTCATCATCTGACCCTGTCCTGCGTCTCGTGATCGATCCCGAACTGTTTGGGCGGGAGGTCGATAAGGCGGTGGCAGAGTTCGAGGTCAGACTACGACCAAAGAGCGACCGATGACACTTCACGGACCCGATGAATCACGCGTGCGATTCATGTGTAGCGACAACGACGGTCTCTGGATCGAGAGCGAGGAGGCGATCCACGTGGGTCGTGAATCCGACCGTCCGGATGCGCCCGATTGGCACGTGTTCCGGGTCGGCACCCAGATCATCGCGCTGTGGAACCCGTTCGATCGCGGTATCGTCGAGAAGGTGGAGCTTGGTGCCCCTCCTACGCTGTGAGCTCCTGACACCAGTGAGCGACGCGGACGCGGACCGCCTGGAAGACGAGGGAGCAACTATCGAGTGCTGGAATGACCAGGCATTCGTTGTCGAGACAATCGTGCTACCCACAACACATCGTGTGATCGGTCCTCAGGACCCTCCTCGTTTCAAGCTCACGCGCGACGAACGCAATCCTCACAACCGGGACGGTCCGTTCCACCGTGCCGAGTGGGATGCGTGCAGCTTTGACAAGTTCAAGGACAGCATAGTCGGTCGGATGATGCGATTCAGCGTCGACGACGGGGGCGAGGAGCCACGTAGCTTGACCAGCGGGCCAGAGAACCCGTAGGGTCCGCAAGGTCTCGTCAAACAACCAGTAACAAGGAGGTTCGCCACCGGCCAGCTGCCCGCCCGCGGTCAGGGGCTAGGCTCGAGGAAGTAACAAGGGTACTCGAGCAACGTAGGGCGCTGGACGAGGCTGCTCATGGCACGTAAGTGGACGTTGTGCGCCACACTCATCACGCTGCTGACGCTCACTGCGCCGGCGGACGGGCTCTCGAGGACGGTCCAAGACCCATCGATGAAGCCGCATCACCGAACACCCGCTGAGCTCTGCTGGCGTATCACGTGCAAGCGCCGAGTCGCCAAGAAAGCGATCGTGCAGCACTGGCATGCTCGAGTTCAGGCCTATGGACCCGGGCTGTTGCAAGCCCGTGTGGCCTGCGAGTCGTTGTCCTCCGGCGGATACAACCTGAGCACGACCGGGAACGGATTCTGGTTCGCTCATCAGTTCACTCCTCCCACGTGGCACGCGGCTGGTGGCCGGTTGGCCTACGGCAGCAGCGGTCGTCCCGTGGGTGTCTGGAGCCCGCAGCCATCGAGGCTCGAGCAGGACTTCCGGGCGGTCGTCGCAGACGAGCAGAGCCCTGGAGATCCCTGGCCCAACTGTCCCTGAAAGGAGGACGAAGGATCGCTTCTCTGTTAGTAGCATTTTGTTGACCAATCGGGCCCGGCAGGGATACGATGTCGGGCCCGGAAGGTCAGCACAACTAGTTACAACACCCGGCAGGAGGACCTTATGTCAGACCCCGTACTGGGCATCGTTAGCAGCCATGTGCTGCAAGCGCTCCAGATCGGAGGACCGCAAACTGTAGAGCAACTCGCGACTCGGTGCGGTATTCCCACTCCGCACATCCGAGCTACCGTGAGCGAGCTCTGCTACGTCAACAGGCTCGTCACCTGTAGAGACGGTCGGCGATTCGAAGTAGGCCCACCGCCCGACTCATGGCCGAAGCCGAAGCGATGAGCACCCTGTATCTGGCCGCTCACGCGGCGACATCGATTGGGGCGCTGTGGGCCGTGTGGAATGTTCTCCATCCCAAGAACCGGCAGCCGTTTACCGATGCGGCTCAGGAACTGCACCTGGACACGCTCGCGACCGAACTCGGAGCTCAGGGCGTCCAGACGTTCGTCGTGTGGCAAGACGGCTCAATCACGACCCACAGCCGCAACTGACATGCGCGCGTACAGAGACGGCAAAGCTATCCTCGTCTGCGACGGTTGTTTCCAGCAGATTCGGACCGTCACAAAGACGCAGGCCAAGACTAACGGTGGCCTGGCTGCTCATGCGGAATGTCACAAGCTCATCAAGGCTCCGTCTGAGCCTGGCTTCTGCAGAGGCTGCGGCTTTCGACTAAGCTCAGACCCGAGCGACCTCAGCCACGCAAAGTGCGATGGCTGAGCTCCTCAGCAGCTATCACCGAGATCTGGCTCCACCCGTTCTGATCGTCAAGTGCCCCGGCGGGGGTGGCCACTACTGGGCACGTCTCAACACGAAGTGGTGCTCGGACACGAGGGTGAACACTCGAGAGCGGCATTGGTGCTCCAATCATCAGGTCGAGAAAGAGGCAGCGGTCAAGTCCAAGCTCGCGGAGAGCAGTCGGCAGCGAGCTCGGGCTTACGGAGAGCTGCCACTACCCCAAACAAAGCGCTGCTGCAACCCCGAGCCAACGAGCCATCGTCCAGGAGCGGTGCTGCCCAGTAGCAAGTTCTACCGTCGCAGGGGCAAGGGTGTGAATGCGGATCGGGACGTGCTGGACAGCCGATGCAGGGACTGTCGAGCGGAAGAGGCTCGAGTGCGTCGCGAGGGCTGGGACCGTGACCAGCGAGAGGCTGAGCGGGTCCGTCGAAACAACCTCACCAGGGAGCGCCGACGCAGGGGCAAGGAGGTACTGGCCAAGGAGAGGGACCACCAGTACCCCGTAGGCCCGCTTGCGCGGCTGCTTAGGGACCTGAGGCTCGAGTTCGGAAGTTTGAACACGATCGCCCAGTCTGCAGGCGTAGACGAAGCTCAGCTACGTAGGTGCGTGAAGGGCACCAAGAAGTACATCGGTCGCAAAGCGATCGACAACATTCTCGTCGCTGTGGGCCGGCCAGACGCGTTCGCAACGCTCTATCCGTTCGACGAGCACGAAGGGGCTCCGAAGCCGAGGAGGGCGCGCTCAGTCGGGCGGGCGCAGAGTGTCGACGATGGTGAGAACAGCGGCCACGAACAACACGATCAGAAGCGCGATGACGAACTGGATCCAGAAGTCGTTCAGGGGGAACGGTAGGATAGTCGCCGAGCAGGCCCATTGAACCGTCCCAAAGGAGAAATGGATCGGTCCTGGCTTTACGCGCGCCAACCCACAACGCGACCTGCTCGACGACTTCGCGCGACCGGACACGAGCTTGAGGTCAGGGGTCCGGAACCGCACGTGCTCTGCAGGGTAGGGACCGCCTCCGGAGGCCATCAAGGGACAACTACAGGATCCAGTCAACTGCTACTTGACTTCCTCACCGGGCAGGACTACGCTTCCGAGCGAGGTCAGTACCCAACCCTAAGGAGACGGAAGATGGACTACGCAGCCAAGATCGCTGCCCTGCTCAAGAAGGCTGAGTCGACGACGCCCGAAGAGGCCGAGCTGCTCATCGCTAAGGCGCAGGAGCTCATGTCGACGTACGCGATCGACGAGGCGATGCTCGCTCACGCTCGTGGACAGAAGACGGAGCGGATCGTCGAGGAGAAGATCGAGTACCATTCGACGTACTCTCGAGCTCAGTTCCACATCGGCGCCGCCATCGCGCGCAACAACGGCTGCAACGTGATGGTGTCCAAAGGCAAGGACCTGATGCGGACAACCCTCTGGGTCATCGGGTTCGAGCGCGACGTCGAACGGGTCCGCCTGCTCAACTCGAGCCTGCTGATCCAGTCCACAGCGGCGATGAACGAGTGGTGGATGAGGCGTGAGGACGTTCCGTCCAACCAGCGTGAGCGCTTCAAGCTTCGCCGTGAGTTCCTGTTCTCGTTCGCGGACGGCCTCAGCCGGAAGCTCAGGCTCGCGCGAGAGCACGGACGAACCGTGGCCACCAAGATGGAGGCCAACCGCAGCAACGTGGAGTACGCCAGCGCGGCTGACTCGGTCGAGCTCGTCCTCGCGGACAAGCGAACCCGTCTCAAGCACTGGATGAACGAGCAGTACGGCGAAGGCGCCATCAAGATGGCCCGCGCGGCTCGCTTCGCGCGCGGCGACTTCGACGCCTCGATCAACGGACGCGTGGCTGGCGAGCACGCGGACACGACCACACCCAAGCCGCGGACCCAGGTGGGTCGCGGAGCACCGAAGAGGCTGAGCGCATGAGCCTGATCAACGACGATAACACGATGTCCGCTGTGGCGGAGGATACGCGTGAGATGGTTCTCGCCAAGACGCTGTGGCTGGCCAAGCGCCTCGTGGACCACGTGGACGAGCACCGTCTCGGCTTCGGATGCATGACCGAGGAGCTCGAGACAGGCGACTACCTGTGGACGATCATCGTCAGCTACGGGTTCGAGCACACGTTCGTTCGTGCGCAGGCCGAGATGACGGCAGTACGAGCGGACTCTGACTTCGATGGCCTGCCCCGCGGTCTGCTGGCGCAGATGCTGATGAGCCCGTCACCCACGAGCGCCTCGTTCGACTCCAACCTGCCACGCACCTGGCTCGAGCTCGCCTACGCGGCGTCGGAGAAGATCCGATGATCTTCCGCTTCAACGTGAGCGTCGAGGTCGAGCGGTCGCAGGGCAAGTTCGCGAGCCGTGACGAGATAGGGGAGTTGGTGCTGGAGGCTCTCGAGCAGGCCAACCCCGAGCAGATCGAGGGGGAGAATGGCGGCCAGTTCGATATCACGATGTGGGACATCACCATCGAGGAACCGAAATGAACGACCGCGACCCCGATCGCATCATCTACTGGGCAGAGAACCTGCTCGATGGACGAGGCCAGCTACATCGTGACGTTGTAATTGACGACGAGGTAGACTCGAGTCTGAGCGGTCCCGTTGGCAGTCCTGCTCCGATAGCGTTTGTGAAGGCAGCCGAGTACACCTTAGTGCTGCGATGAACGACCGTGACCTCGAGTACATCTGGAATCGTCTCAGCGTCCCCGATATCGGGGCGCTCGAGGCGCACGAACGACTCAAGAAGTGCGGCTACGGCCAGGAGGCGGGCGAGCTCATGGCCCTGATGCAGAACTTCCAGGACGAGTGCCGCAAGATCCGAGTCCGGGTCAGCGAACGCCGAGCGGGGGTGATCACATGAGCCTACTCAAAGCCATCGGACTGCGTGGCGTCTGGATCCCACGAGCCGAACTCCTGATGATCCACTCGATCATCTACAGGCATCCACCGGCCAGTCCGGTGGAGGCGGACCTGTACAAGCGACTCTCGAAGCGCTGCCGCGAAGTGACCGGGGACGAACGATTCGGGAAAGTCGGTGGAATCACATGACCGTCGAGGAGCTCGTCGACACGTTGGGCCTGAGCGGCATGGAGCCAGTCGTTACCGCACTCGAGCCGGCCGACGGTTCACGCCACGAGCTCGGTGATCTTCCTGCCCACGTCGTCCAGTACTACAACAAGATCGGCAACGACACCATCGTCGTCGTGATCGGCAACGAGCATCTCATCGTGGCCGTGGACGGCAAGTTCGATCTCGCAGGACCGCAGATGCGCCGGCCCAAGGAACGGGTGGCCGAGGGTGACGCAAAGTGGTGAGCTTCGCGTCCAGGACCCAGCGCAAGAGAGTCGTGTTCCACGTCATGTATGGACACCCCACCGAGCTGACAGACGACGTTGAGCTCACGGAGTGGCGCACGCTGTGCGCGACCTACATCTACGAGGGCGGCCCGATTCCGCCCCTGACACTCAAGCAGTTCAGGCAGTGGAAGGAGGCTCAAGCATGAGCCGAGACGATCTCACTCCGATGGAGAAGCTGCTGTACGACGACTCCTACGAGTCCAAGAAGAAGGTGCACCGCAAAGGCTGCTACATCTGCGAGGACCCGGACTTCCAGAAGATGGGTCTGCCGCTCTGCAACCCTTGTCCGGAGTGTCAGAAGGCTGGCCGGGGCGACGGACACATCGCGGCCGATGACACCGTCTGTGACGAGTGCGGCTACGACTGGGCCGACCCGGAGAACCGCGCATGATCTTCCGAGACGAGGGTAAGCGCACCGATACCAAGAGCGACTATCAGCGTTCACTGGACAGACACGCTCCGTGGCTCCCCGAGTTTCACGTCTGGCAGCAGCCATACAGGAGCTTCGGAATCTGGCGGCTGTGGATCTGCCGTTGGGACGGACCGTACGGTGGTCGCTACAGGCACATTCGACTGACTGAGAGGGGTGTGCGAAAAGCGGCCGTCGAAGAGATCGCAAGCTGGACACACGAGCTCGATCGAAAGATGCGGTACAAGCGATGAGCCTCCAGGAGACCGTAGATCGTCTCGAGCGAGAGCACATCGAGTACGTCGTCACCGAGCTCGAGCCCGTGGATGGCTCCAAGAACGAGGGCCTGAGCCACGAGCTCCCGACACACGTGGTCCAGTACTTCAACAAGACAGGTGACGACATCGTCGTTCTCTGTTGCGGCAACCAGAGCAAGGTGGTCTGCCTCAGCGGCTACTTCACGACTCCGATCCGTATGAGGGACGCGTTCTAATGCGCCAAGGCGAAGAAGACTACACCGAAGGAGAGTCCTGGATCTGGAATCGTGGCGACACCATCTGGCTGTTCGAGCCGGTAGGACGCCGACCCGTCGAAAAAGGCATCATCGTCTACCGGCCGCCCGAGAACCCAGGCTGCAGCGGAATCTTTGATCGAGTCTGTCGAGAGAGTGGTCGATCAGTGTGAGCACGTGGATGACCGAAGACGAGGAGCACCACGAGTACGTTGGACCAACAATGGTCCGGAATCCCAGCGCAAAGAAGCACGCACCGCAGTGGGTCACTACGGCCGGACCGTGGGAACTCAGAGTCGTCGTTCGGTGTGAGCACTGTAAGGGTCGCGGTCCCGAGGACAGCTGCTACTTCTGCGGCAATACCGGGACCATCGAGGTCAGAAGAAACAAGCCATGAGCAACGAGGGCAAGCCCGACCCGGACTACGCAGGCTACATCCAAATCGGCCAGGTACTAGTCGCTAAGGAAGTACTACGCTGCGAGCCGGTCGAGGTGATCGCCGGCTTGACCAACACCTCAGTCGACTATCTCTTGGAGCTCGCAGCCGAAGAGTTGGCTCCGCTTGGCTTGACGTGGGCACCGAAGGACACGCACTCGTGCGAGAAGGAGCTTCGAGCTCGACCCGACTGGGACGTGTTCCTAGGCACGCCAGACGTATTTCACTGCAGCTGCGGTGAGACCTGGGCCTACGTCCACAGCGAGGCAGAGGGCGCTTGGTGGGAGAGAACTGGGTCGGATCCTTGAGTATCAAGTCCATCAGGGCCCGCGCAGGGCTCCGTAGACAAGCCAGGGCTGAGGAATCCATCAGGCTCCCGTTGACTTCTGAGCCGGAAACGGTGAGGATGCGTTGCATGAGGTCAATCAACCCCCAGGAGACCAACATGGCGATCATCGAGCACTTCAACGAGCGCGGTACCTTCACCGGCTGCAGCCTGCAGGACGCGGAGTTCAACATCGTCGGCTTCTTCGACACCGTCGGTCAGGCCCTGAGCCACGCCGAGTCCCTCGGCCACAACCAGGACGACATCGCTATCCTCGAGGATGAGGTCTGATGACCGAGATCACCTTCGTCGAGGCGACCGAGCCTCTCAAGGGCAAGCGTGCCGCTGTGGTGGCCAGGATGATCGAGCAGATCGTCCAGGCTGACGGCGAGTGCGTGACGTGGGACGAGCTTATCAACGGTGTCGAACATCCCCACCAGTACACACCCGCGCTGCACGCACTCGAACTCGTGGGCGCCATCGAGCGCTGGGAGTTCAGTGAGCCTGGCCATCGGAAGAAGCAGGTTGCGTACTCTCTCCACGCCAACGTGACCGTGGCGTGATGCTACTCCTCGGCCTACAGGTGAAGCAAGAGCTCATCGACCTTGCCGTGGAGCGCGAGTCGGCCGGCCGTCAGGCCAAGGGCGCTGGACCACGACTGCGAGTCGTGTCCGACTACGTGGTCCAGATCACCAGGACACGCTATCCGAGCTGCAAGTGCGAAGATCACGGTCTGTTCGCGGGCATGACTTTCGACTCAATGATGCGCCTGACTGGCTGTCGCGATGGCTGGGTGTGTCCGCGCCTGGACTCCCTCCGACGTGAGATGGGACACTGAGTTTCGATGCCCTGGAGGACGATTGCAGAGGACGCTGTGGACAGCGCTGGGAAGCATTGCAGCGTCTGCGGAGAGACGTTGCCACACGTTTGCTCACCTATGCCCATCTACGTCTGCTGTCAGTGCGGCTCTGGAGCAATCCTAGTTCGGCTCAAGAGCCCGGACGACTCAATGGACCCCAGCGGCAATGACGTGTACTTCTCGTGCGCAGAACACCATGCAGGGACAATCGTGACACCACGAGTCTGGCGGTCAGAATGAAACAAGTAGCATTCGTATCCGCGCTGGGTGTCCTGGCCTACGGTTCGTTCATGTTCGGGCTCCTCGTCGGGGCCGGGTGACGATGACACTTGACCCCGACCTCGAGGTGGGTATAGGGTGATGGCCTTCCCCGTGCCCTCCTCGAGCAGCCATCCGCACCGCCTTGTTTCCATCGACCCTGGTCTCTCGACTGGGGTCGCTGTGTTCCTGGACTTGCGGCTGGAGCGATCAATGACCACAGAGGCGCCTCATATCGCGTTGGAGCACCTCTTGATCGAGCTCGATGGGGGCGCGGTGATCGTTGCAGAGAAGGGTCCCACCAATCACCGTCGCCAAGCCGACGCGTGCGCCCCAGTAGAGGCGCTCATCACACGGCTGGCGAACCATGTCCACTGGGTAAGGCCTACCGACTGGAAGCTGCATCCGTCCGCCAACCTCGTACTCGGCGATGCGCCGGCCACGAGACACGAGCGTGACGCGATTCAGATGGGTCGATGGTTCCTCGCCCGCAGGGGTACACCCGATGGCACCCAAGCCCGAGCTTCCTGACGCACGTCCAGTGATGCATATGTCGCCCCTCGAGGCGACGAGTCGTCTGTTGGACATCTCGGTCACGGAGCGTGGTGAGTTCCGCACGTGCCGACGCAGGTGGTATCTGAGCACGATCCTGAACCTCCAGTCCAAGGGCCAAGGAGAGATCGCGCTCTCGTTCGGCACGGCCATCCACTCCGCGCTCGAGATCATCTATCGAGCCGATTTGAGCGATCCTGAGCAGCTCAGGGCCACGGTCCTGCTCGAGATGCAGGCTTGGAAGGACGTCCAGGCAGGGCTCGATCTAACGCAGTCAGAATGGGAGGAAGTACTCGACCTCGTCGAGCTGGGCGAGATCATGCTCCACAACTACTTCGCCTACGAGAATAGAGCTCCCGTCAAGCTCGGACGACCCGTTGCGGTGGAGGGCCTGATCCTGGACGAGGATCGACTCAAGCCCAGCAGACCAGACGGTTACGGACCCTACGCTGAGGTGGTCCGTCACGAGTCCGGCCGGCTCATGGTGCCCATCGTCGATCCCTACACCAAAGTTCCGATCACGAGTCTGGACGGCATTGCGTACCTGACGGGACGTATTGACGTCCTCACGGAGCGTCTGACACCCAAGCTAGGCCTGTGGGTCGTCGATCACAAGTCGGCCGCTACCGCGCCCTCGGACAAGGGTCTGGACTGGGACGATCAAGTGACCGGCTACTGCTACATCGTGTGGCGCTGGTTGGGCATCGTCCCTCGAGGCGTCATCTTCAACTACCTGATCAAGAACGCGCCGTCAGAGCCGCGGCTGGTCAAGGGCAAGAAGAAGGGCGAAGGTCTCGTCCTCTCCACCGCGAAGGACCAACAGACCACTCCTGATCTCTACCGTGAAGCTCTCAAGGAGCACGGTCTCATGTCGGGTGGACGAATCACCTCAGAGAAGCATGCGGACTGTCTCGCAGCCCTCCTGGCCCGAGGCGACGAGCCGTTCTACCGCAGATACGAGGTCACTCGGAACATGGAGCAGCTGCTCTCGTTTGAGCGCCGACTGGTCGCGGAGCATCGTGACATGACCTTAGCTCGATTCGGACGAGAAGAAGACGAGCTTCTCTATCCCAACCCGCATCGAATGCTCTGCCCGCGCTGCTCGGTGAGCTCGATCTGCCTCGCGCTGGAAGACGGCAGCGACGTCGAAGACATCATCGACTCTCAGTACGTGACTGGACCTGACCGTAAGGCCATGAAGCTCGAACAATAGGAGGCTGGGGAATGAACGCGACAGAGCTTAGTGAGTGGAGCTCTCAGACGGGAGCAAACGTCACATGGGCGTCCATCGAGGGCGACCGTGTCCAAGTAACGGTGCGTAAGGGGGACATCACGGCCACGGCAGAGGGCTCGGACGCTCACGACGCAGCAGACAAGGTCATGCCGATCGTGCGCCAACTGATCCCCACAGCGCCCAGCGGTGAGGCCCAGAGCGGGGTCGAGGGCAGCGTCGTCGACGAGTCGACTCCGGAGCCACTCGATCCGCCACTCGATCCCGAGACGGATCTACCAACAGAAGGAACCGAGTCGGCGTGACCCCTGAGACGTTCTGGGAGAGGATCGCCGAGGCGACCGAACTTGTTGCACACAAGGGTGCGAAGCGAGTGGACGGCCACGGGTTCAAGGTGTACACGATCCCTTCAGGCGTCACGCGTATCGACATCGAGCCAGGTCAAGCCCCAAAGGAGGCAGTTGCAAATGGCCACACAGATGTCCGCGGTTGAGCTCACGCTCAGCCACGACACAAACAAGGAGCTCAAAGCGGGTAAACGCCGCTACTCCGACGGGGAAGGCCACACGGTCTACCTCAGTGGTCCCGAGGTCGAGCAGCTCGGCAGCGTGGACAAGATCAAGCTGACGATGGAGCCGGCGTGATCACGCTTGGCGACAGGTGTCGCGACACGATCACTGGATTCGAGGGCACTGCCACTGCGCGTTACGAGTTCATCAACGGATGTATCCGGTACAACCTCGAGACAAGTTCGCCCAAGGAGGGCGTGCTCGAGCTCGTGTTCGACGAGCAGCGCCTCGAGGTGGTCCAGGATGCCACCGAGGAGCCAGTGGTCAAGCGTACGGGTGGGGCCAGGGATCAGCCTGCGGGGGCCAGCTCCCGAGACGCACCACCCAGGACGGGAGTGCGCTGATGGCGGACGACGACAAGGTCATTCTGGTGACCGTAGAGCACAAGGGGATCCTGTACGAGCTCTACGTGTCACCGGTGCACCCGGACGTGTTCCAGTCCGGCGTCTTTCAAGGGGTGGGTCAGTACACCCAGGAGGCGCACGTCCGAGCAACCAGGATCGAGCCAAAGGAGGGCTCCGACTGATGCCTCAGTACATCATCACGCTGCTCCAGGGAGACGGCGAGCACATCGACGCAGCGGACAACGTTCAGGGCGACAACATGGACCAAGCGCTGATGGACTCCGGTCTGCTCGAGAACCACCTCGCGAACATGACTTCGGGCGACATCATGCTCATCGTCTCGACCCGACCCGAGGGAGACCTGTAGGTGTCTCTCCTGATCGGGAAGCCGGCGGACACTCGGTTCGCCAAGGTGCTCATGTTCTCACCGGCTGGCCACGGAAAGACTCACTTCCTGGGCACCGCTGAGGAGGACGAGCGCACATCACCAATGCTCCTGCTCGACTTCGAGGGCGGGGAGGAAACGCTCACGGGGCTGGACATCGACGTGGCGCGCATCAGGTCCTGGGACGACTACTCCGAGGCGTACGAGATCCTCTCAGACCCCGATACGAAGTACAAGTCGTGCGGGGTGGACTCCATCTCGGAGACTCACATCTGGGCCCTTCTGTCTCGGCTCGACGAACAGGGCGCTCGCAGAAAAGACCCCGACCTCATCGAGATCGGTGACTACGGAGTGGCCGGCACGCAGCTGCGCCGGCTCCTGCGCGAGTTCAGAGACCTTCCGATGCACGTGTTCTACACCGCTGCCTCCAAAGAGGTGGACGAGCGCGGCGTCGGTCGAGTCAAAGTGCCAGCCATGTCTGGCCAGATGGCCGAAGAGGTCGTCCACCTCATGTCGATCGTCGGCTACCTCGCGCTGGCTCCGAGCGAGGAGACGGGTGAGATGGAGCGCCTCATGCTGCTCCAGAACTATCCCGGGTTCAGGACGAAGGTCAGAGCTCCGTGGCGAGCAATCGCTCCGGACGAGATCGTCCAGCCCACGATCACGAAGCTCCTGGACGCCCTCAACTTCCAGGTGCCCAGCACCAACGGCAAGGTCGATGCCGCGCCGGCCAAGGCTGTGACCAGACGACGCACAACCACCAGCAGCGTCAAGGAGAAAACGGAATGAACAAGGCTCCAAGAAAGACCTGGAACATCCAGGTCACGGAGGACGACATCCAGTGGGCTCAGCGCAACAACTCGTCCAAGTGCGTCGTCGCAAAAGCGATCGCAAGGACGCTGCCTGAATGCTCCTACATCGGAGTGGACATCCAAACGGTCAGGTTCTCACTTGGCCTATGGCGCTACGAGTACCTGACGCCGCCCAGCATCCAGGACTACATCGTCTCGTTCGATGCTGGTGACGTGATCAAGCCGTTCAAGTTCCGGCTGCAGCGGCCCAAGATCCGCGAGCGCCAGGTGCTCAGCGATTCGATCGAGCCACCCAAGAAGAGGGACAACCGCAGGGTCAATCGAGGAGCACGACGCTCACGAGCGGGCAGGGCCTACGGACGTCGCACCCTACGTGAGAACCAAAAGGAGAGCTGACACATGGCAGGCGTTCGCATCAACTTCGCAGAGGTCGAGTCGAGCTTCGCACCGATGCCCGAGGGCACGTACGACGTGATCGTCGAGCTCGTTGAGGTCCGCGAGTCGAAGTCCAGCGACAACGATTACCTGAACTGGGAGTTCACGGTTCAGGACGACGAGTTCCAGGGGCGCAAGCTCTGGATGATCACGAGCCTCAGCGCCAAGGCGCTGTGGAAGCTCAAGGACACGTTCCTCGCCCTCGAGGTGATCGAGGAGGACGACGAGGTCGAGGTCGAGTGGGAGGACGACGTGGACATCACGCCCGGCGAGGGTCCGCGTGTCACGTTCCCCGAGCTCGACGGACTCGCCTGCAAGGTCGAGGTTCGCAACGAAGTGTACGAGGGGCGTGAGCGCAACAAGGTACAGGACGTCCTCGGCGCTGGCGGAGCTCCCGCGAAGGCCACCAAGTCCAGCGGCCGGCCGTCCAAGTCGGCCAACGGCGCCGGTCGGACACGCAAGCTGCGCTGAGCCATGAGAGCGACGGTCTGTAAGATCATCGACTTCCCGGCGGCTCACTCCAACCAACACCACAGCGGGCACTGCTCCAGAGTTCACGGTCACACGTGGACCCTGGAGCTTCACTGCAGGGGTCCGCTGGTGCAAGATCCGAGATCAGAAGCGTACGGAATGGTCGTGGACTTTGCCACGATCAAGCGTGCCTACCAGGAGTACGTGGAGCCGCGCGTCGAGCACCAAAACCTGAACGAGACCCTGAACCTTCCGGAGTACACGACGGAGCACGTCGCTATGTGGATCTGGCAGCAGCTCCATCCTGTCCTCCCGCAGCTGTACAAGGTGCGGCTGTGGGAGGGCAAGAGTTCGTTTGCTGAAGTGTGCAACGGGGACCAGATCGCATGAGCACCTCCGGGTCTGGACTCGACGGATGGTGGCTCTGCGAAGGCCCAGAGCACAGTCGTCATCCCTGCTTCGAGTCCAAGCTGGGTGAGCCCTGTGGACGATGCGGAAGCTCGTCCCCATCACCTATCCGAATCACAAAGAAGGATCCGATCGAAGCGGACAGCGGACGTGTTCAAGAGCTCCTCGCGAAGGGACCGATCCAGGTGTCACCCAACCCGAACGTGGGCTCGGTGGGCAAACCGCCGGCTCACTACCGCGGAGCAGGAGGGATGCAACCGTTCGATGTGATCGACGCGTTCGATCTCTCCTTCTACGAAGGCTCCGCGGTGAAGTACATCCTGCGATGGCGACGCAAGGGAGGCGTTGAGGACCTGCACAAGGCCCGACACTTCCTGGAGGAAGTCATCCTCCGAGCCGAGGCAGAAGAGCGGTTGGACCGAGAGGCTGAAGAAGCGACCACCTACCGCTGCGCATACTGTCACGAGCCCCTGGGCGAGGCCGTCTTCGTCGTGGTCGGAGGCGGCGAGGTACATGAGAGCTGCGCCGTCACAATGATGCAGACGACCTGAGGGAGGAACTTACTAGATGGACTTGGACACGTACCAGGAGCGAGCCTGGAGGACTGCTGTCTACCCCCACGCGGGGGAGGGGCAGTGGACCGGACTCGCGTACGCGGGACTCGGAGCCACGGGCGAAGCAGGGGAGATCGCCAACAAGATCAGGAAGATGGCACGTGACGACTTGGGCGAGCTGACCGCTGCCCGTCGCGACGCGATCATGTCAGACGTGGGAGGGACGTTGTGGTACCTCGCAGCTGTAGCGCAAGAGCTCGGCACCACGCTCTCTGTTATCGCCGAACGGAACATCGGCGAACTCTCCAGTCGCGCTGAGCGCGGAGGCGAGCAATGACCATCGTCATCGATGTGATCGCTGCGGTCATTGGGGCGGTAGGCATCGTCCTGATGGGCGTTGCTGTCTACCGTGTCTACAAATGGGAAAGACCCAAGTGAGCGCGATCAGACCAAAGATTCCGTCCTGGCCAGTGATCGAGATGTTCGGCCCCACCGTTCAGGGCGAAGGTGTGGACCAGGGCGTCGCATGTCACTTCGTTCGATTCGGAGGCTGTGACTACAGGTGTGACTGGTGCGACACTCCCTACGCAGTCTTGCCGAATCAGGTGCGCGCCAACTCGACCAAGATGTCCACGGCTGACATCCTGTTGGACCTGGACAGTCGACCCCACGTGCCCTGGGTCGTGCTGTCTGGAGGGAATCCGGCGCTGCATGATCTCACCCACCTCGTCCAAACCCTTCACGATCACGACTACCTCGTCGCGGTCGAGACTCAAGGATCGAGGTGGCGCGAGTGGATGAAGGGCGTGGACAGACTCTGCGTGAGCCCGAAGCCTCCATCGTCCAACGAGCCGAAGTCGAAGATGTCGCAGCTGGCCAGGTTCCTGCAAGAGGGAATGGCAGCTCGAGAAAGTGGCATGCGACCGTACGAGTGGTTGTTCCTCAAGGTCGTCTGCTTTACCCCGTCAGACCTGGACTACGCAGTCAACATCCGGAAGCAGCTTTCGGACGCAATGATGTTTCTGTCGGCCGGCAACGATGCTGGAGCAACGGTGGCCTACCCCGGCCGAGAGGACCTGCGGTCGTTGGCGGGCATTCGCATGGGCCTGTTGGACCAGGCTCGCTGGCTGACAGAAGAAGTGCTCAAGCGTCCGGAGCTTTGCGCTCAAGACGTCTACATCCAAGCTCAATTCCATACGCTCCTGTGGGGCAACGGAAGGGGATTCTGAATGGCGATCCAGCCCAAGCCTATCGAGCCTGAAGCAGACCTCTGGCCGCAGAGCCGGATCACCCATCACAAGCGCTTCGTGACTGCGGTTCACAACCAGCTGCGGATCATCGAGGAGTGCGGCCGCGGAGAGGACGTCCGCGCCGGCCTGAAGGAAACTCCACAGCGAGTGGCCAAGATGTGGCTTGATGAGCTCACATCTGGCTACGCGATCGACGTCGAGAGCCTGTTCAAGGTCTTCGACGACCACGGTGACTACAACGGGATGGTCGTCCTCAAGGACGTGCCCGTGATGAGCCAGTGCGAACACCACCTCGTACCGTTCGTGGGTTACGCGCACGTGGCCTACTTCCCCGGCGAGCATGTCCTGGGCCTGTCCAAGATCCCGCGGGTCATCGACGCGTACGCTCGCCGGCTCCAGATCCAGGAGCGCCTCACACAACAGATCCACGACGCGCTCGACAAGTACCTCAAGCCACGTGGCGTGATCGTCGTCATCGAAGCAGAGCATCTCTGCATGACGCTCCGAGGCGTCCAGCGTCCGGGTACGAAGACCATGACCAGCGCCGTCTCGGGCATCTTCCGCGACCCCGACGAGTACGCCCGAGCCGAGTTCTTCCAGCTGCTGGCGCGGAGGACCTGAATGAGTATCACGACCTACATCGAGGTCAAGTTTCAGTGGCCCGGGGTTCACTCGTGGCCGGGGGCGTCCGGCACACACGAGTACCTCAAGTGCCCGCACCGTCACCTGTTCAAGGGGGTGGCTCGGATCGAAGTGCTCCATGACGATCGCGAGCTCGAGTTCCTCGAAGTGCTCGACTACATCCTGGAAGGACAGAAAGACGGACAGCTCGCGTTGCACGGCTCCGCGTCGTGTGAACAAATCGCCTCGGCTATCCTCGATCGTCTTCTGAGTCGCTATGGCGATGCACGAATCATGATCGTCAGCGTGCTCGAGGACGGAGAGAACGGGGCTCTGGTCCAGTGGATGCCGTAACACCTCGCATCGTTCCAATGCCCGACCTCAAGGGCGCCATGCCAGTCTGGAGGTTCTACTACAAGAACTGGCGCGGAGAAAACCACGTCTACAAGGTTCAAGTCCAAAGCGTTCGATACGGTGAGGTCGGATACCCCGCGCCGAAAAAGGACTGGCTTCTGGACGCCACGGTGGTCGATCGCGACAGCAAGTACCGACCCGGTGAACGCACGTTCGTACTGAACAACATCAGGCACGTTGAGGTGGTCTCCTGATGCATGCTGCCCTGATCTGTCCGGTGCCGGACCTGAAGAAGTACGTTGATCGCGGAGCCACGCACCATCTGCTACTGGCTCATCTGTTCGACATTCCCGGCTACATCGAGTTCTACCGGGAACGTGTCGAGCTCTACGACGACTACGTGATAGTGGACAACGGAGCGAAGGAGAACGGGCGAGGTCTCGGGCTCAAGAAGGTGCTCGAGCTCGGCCACCTCGTCCGTGCCAAGGAAGTCGTTGTTGCGGACGTGCGCTACGAGTGCGATGCCACCATCGAGTCCGCTCAGAAGGAGCTCGCTTGGCTCGCCTCCAAAGAAGGACAGCAGCACTACACCTGGGTCGGCCAGCCTCGACTGATGGTCGTACCGCAGGGAGAGACGCCCGAGCGTTGGTTCGAGTGCTTGCTCGAGCTCACGCGACTAGTCGCTGAGGCGCTGCAGTGGACGCCGCACCCACAGCCCGTGATCGGCGTCGCGTATCACTACGACCACCTGTTCGAAGCAGGCTTGAATGGCCTTCTGGATCTTCCGGTGGTACAGCGCTACGACGTCCACCTGCTCGGGTGGCCCAGGGCGCTCAGGCCCCTCCTGGACGCGTCAAAGCGCTACAGGAACCTGCGATCGGTAGACTCGAGCCGGCCGTTCGTCTACGCCAAGGGCGGACTCGGGAACACCAGGGGCTATCCCGGATTCGAAGCTAACCCCTACCCCTCCCGCGATGAACAGTTCTTCACCGAGTCGATATCACCTTCGCTCGACAACTTCGTTCGAGCTAACGTTGCCCATTTCCGTCGCTATGCCGGCGACGTCGCTGGCCAAAGTCGATGCATTGAGTGCGGGTCCACCCGACTCAACATTCGCAACTACTCGATGATGTGGCACGACGGGGATCTCTACTGCGAGAACGGGCACTACGTGAGAGGATACGACGCGGGATGAAACCTCACCTGCAGTACGCAAGCTACGTTGCAAGGATGAAACCTCACCTGCAGTACGCAAGCTACGTTGCAAGACACAAGTGGTTCGTGTTCTTGGCCGGCCTGAAGACAGGTGCACCGCTGTGGAGACTCGTCATCCACGACTGGTCCAAGCTCACGCCCGCGGAGTGGGGTCCCTACGTGCGGACGTTCTACGACAAGAGCCGGAAGCGCCCAGGTGAGTTCGACGCGGCCTGGCTCCACCATCAGCACCGCAACCCGCACCACTGGCAGCACTGGGTTCTGCGCGAGGACGACGGTGACACAAAGGCGATCCGAATGCCCGACGTCCTGGTGAGAGAGATGGTTGCGGACTGGATGGGCGCCGGACGAGCCATCACCGGCAAGTGGGACCTCGATGAGTGGTTCGGGGCCAACCGACACAAGATGGTTCTGCATCAGGACACGGAAGAACTCGTCTTTGAACTGGTGCTGGATTACGCGTGACCGACTCCTGCCACTCACAGTGCCGCTCCGGCTGCCCTTGTCCTGGCCCGGAGGTCGTCAGCCGGCACGACAACGCTGAAGTCGCGATCGTTCTCGACTGGCCAAGTGAGCAGGAGTCAAAGGCGGACGAGTGGCTGGTGGGCAAACGCGGAGGCGCGTCAGAGCTCCTTCGCACGCTCCTGCTCCACTACGAGAGCGATCTCGAGAAGCTGTACATCTGTTCCGCGGTCAACTGCAGACCCAATCCCAAGAAGAAGGCGATGCAGAAGAAGGCGATGACCGCGTGTCGCGAGAGGCTCGTCAACGAGTTGCGCGAAGCCGGCGTCAAGAAAGTGCTGTGCGTTGGCCCTCTCGGGTACGGCGCGCTGACGACATCCAAGGCCCTGCCGGCCATCACGAAGGTTCGGGGCCGATGGAAGAAGGCGTTCGGGATGGACGTGATAGCCACGCTCCCTCCCGGGTTCGCGATCGGTGAGCCAGAGTACTTCCGTGACCTGGCCTACGACGTGCACAAGTTCTTCACGACCGATGGACTGCAGCCAACACCCAACGTTGACCTCTGGGTCCCCGAGACCCTGGAGGAAGTGGACGAGGCGTTCGAGTTCCTCTACGCCGGACACTCGTTCGTTGCGATGGACCTTGAGACGACTGGCTTCTCACCGATCAGCGAAGTCCCGCTCGCTGTGGGACTCGGAGTGCTCGAGGGTCCAACGGACGCGACGGTGGTGGCCTTGAGTGAGACGATGCTCGAGTCCAAGAAGGTCTGGCGTCGGATCGAGAAGCTACTCAACGGTCCGATCGAGACGGTCTTCCACAACGCCAAGTTCGACCTTCAACACCTCAAGCAGCAACTGCTGGAGCACGGTCTCAAGTACGAGCCTCAGGCAATCCACGACACGATGATGCTCAACTACGCGCTCGACGAGCGACCGATGGGCAAGTACAAGTGTCATGGCCTGGAGGCCATCGCTCGCATCCGGTACGACGCACCCGACTATGGTATCAAGATGGGCGAGTTCCTCAAGGAGTGGGAGACCGCCACGTCGGAGCATCGCGAAGAGATGCGACTCAAGATGCACACATACATGGCGTTGGATGTCTACTACACGGCTCGGCTCTTCCCCGATCTCTACAACGAGTGCCTGGACGAAGACGAGGACCTGCTCGAGCTCTACGACCGTCTGTTCATCCCAGGTGTCCTGGCTCTGGCCAACGTCGAGCACCACGGCATCCTCCTGGACCGACCGATGTACGAGAAGTCGCGACAAGAGCTCGGTCTCAAGGCCGATGTCATCCTCAAGCGCATCAGGCAAGCCACGGACAATCCCGAGTTCAACCCCGGCTCGCCGGTCCAGGTGAAGAAGTTCGTCTACGACGAGCTTGGCTTGACCATCGACGCAGGCCTGGCCGCAGCCGTGGCCCAGATCACGGACGTCTCGAGCCGCAAGGAGGGCATCAGATCCAGAGGTACGTACACGGACCCAAGCCGCCTCAAGGTCTCGGCCACAGCGGCTCCGGTGTTGAAGATGATCGCCCGAGGCCATCCGGAGCACCGACAGCTGCTGGACGACATCTGCGAGTGGCGCAATCTCTCAAAGAACGCGGGCACCTACATCAACGGGTTGCTGCAGCGCTGCGACGTCGACGGACGAGTCCGGGCCACGCTGAACATCCACGGCACCGCTTCTGGCCGGCTCAGCTCCACGAACCCGAACCTACAGAACCTCCCTCCGGCGAGCCACACGGGCATCGCGGTCAGGTCCGGCTTCCTGGCCCCGCCCGGCTACTCCTTCCTAGACTGCGACTACAAGCAGCTGGAAGTCCGCATGGCCGGAGAGATGTCTCACGATCCGGCGATGAAGGAGTTGTTCGAGTCCGGTGGTGACCCCCACGCTGAGACGTCGAAGATCATCTACGGACGATCTGACGTGTCTCACTACGAGCGGATGCTCGGCAAGATCCTGACGTTCGGACTCCTGTACGGCCGCTCACCCAACTCCATCGCGACCGGACCCGAAGCTGAGGACATCGTCGCTCGAGGAGGCAAGCGTTGGGGTCCACGCGACGTCCACGAGTTCTTCGACAACCTGCTCAGCAACTGGGCGGTGTACGCAAAGTGGAGGCAGGGCTGTCGCGAGGCTCCGTACAAGGACGGAGAGATCAAGTTCAGCATCGGACGCAAGAGACGTTTCCACTTTGTGCCCAAGCACGACGGCGGACACATGGGCCGGCAGGGCATCAACACACCGTGCCAGGGCACCGCGTCCGACTTCTGCCTCTACGCTCTCATCAAGCTTGACGAAGTGCTCAGGCCCTACCGAGCCCAGGTGGTGGCCACCGTCCACGACTCGTTGCTCGTCGAATGCCACGACGACGATCTCGAGGCTGTGGTGCCAATCGTCATCGAGGTCATGGAACGCGACACGCTGTGGAAGACTTACATTCCGCTCAAGGTCGATCTCAAGATCACGAAGCGGTGGGGGCAGGACGACGACGAGCAGTATGCAGGCACCTCGTCCGCGGACGACAGCCTCGAGCTACTCGAAGCGTCTCTGCGCGAGCACGCCGATGACTAAGCGTGACACGTTCAAACCGGATTACGCTTTGATCGAGAAGCTGGAGAGCGAGCTGCTCGTTGGCCGTCACGAGCATCCTTACGGCATGAGCCCTGAGGGCCTCATCACGGAGGTTCGGGTCGAGCATGAACGACTCCATCGAGAGAGCCAAGACTGGGGCATGCCGTCGCTGATCGAGCGTGAAGCCGCTGCAGAAGCCGAAGCACGTCGTCGCTGGCCGAACTACTTCCCGGTCTGAGCGCAGTTGACCGCACCGGGAAGATTGGATACGGTTTGACCTCGAATCCAACCCCGAGGAGAACCGACCCTATGCGAGCACTAGAGCTTCACCAAGAGTTCCTTCGCGATGGCTTCGACATGATCGAGGTCACCTTGAACTCCATCTCAAGCGACGGCACCCCCGTCCTCAAGTGGGTCGTCGTCATCAGCGAAGGCCTGGTCTGCGAAGGCTCGTTGGCCAAGTCTGAGGGCTGCCTCGAGGCTTGCGTCCGCGACGCGAAGATCGCGTACAAGGCCTTCCTCCCCCTCTACGGCTGAATCGTCTGTTGACTTGTCCGCGTCGGTCGTAGATGATGCGGACAAGTCCTCTGCGAAGGGGCGCGCGAAGACCGGAGAGACGCCGGGAGCGACACCACCCCTGCCCTAATCTCAGAGACAGAATGCTGGGGTGCCCAGTCTTGACTCAGATCGTTGCCTTGACCGCGTTCAGGGACGATGCTTCAGCCATGAAGTCAACCACTCACCCCAAGGAGAACACCATGATCACCTTCACCCGCGAGCAGCTCAAGACCGCCTACCTCGTCTGCTTCGACACCTTCGCTACGGACGCAACTGAGGTCGCCTCCGTCCTCGACGTCAAGCCGGCTGAGGCCACCAAGATCCTCAAGACCGTCGGTCCCCTCCTCGTCTCGGACCACACCAACGGCGAGCGCAAGCTCACTTGGCAGTGCTACGAGACCTACGACTCGATCACTCGCGATGAGGCCATCGAGCTCTTCGATGCGGCCTTCCCCCTCCCGGTCGAAGTCGCTGCCGGAGACGACCGCAACCACGCGACGGGTCCGCGCTACACCGACGAGCAGCTGGCTCAGGCCGCTGAGATGCGCAACACCACGGACCTGAGCTGGGCCGCGATCGCCAAGAGCCTCGGGATCAAGACCCCCTACCGGCTCGCCAAGAAGGTCAAGGCGGCTGGGCTCGAGGTCCGCACCGAGCGGGCCACCAAGCCGGCCAAGCAGAACGAGACGGTGGCCCGCCTCGAGACCCTCCTGCGCAAGGCCCTGGCGGAGAAGCGGACGAGCGGCTCGCTCAAGGCCGAGATTCGCGTCGAGCTGGGCATCTGAGAATGTTGAGCCGGCCCGTTGCCTTTCGGCAGCGGGTCGGTGAGGATGCACGCATGAGGTCAATCGCAGCCCCCAAGGAGATCACCATGAACCGTCGCCGCACCTTCCGCGACAACAGTCCCTACCAGCCCGAACTGGTCCACGGCTCCCGGGCTGTGTGCCAAGAGCACGGCGAGCCGCAGCCCTGCTCCGCCTGTCAGGTCCTCGAGGGCATCAACGCCCAGGTCGCGCCGGCCAGCGACAAGCAGCAGGCCTTTATCCTGAGCCTTCTCGGCCAGAAGGACCTGAGCAAGTCCGATAAGCTCGCCGGCGCCACGCCCGCTGAGCTCGAGGCCGCGATCGCAGGCATTCAGACCTCGATCCCGACCCTCTCTAAGAAGGCGGCCAGCGCTTGGATCGAGCGCCTCCTGGCCATGCCCAACTTGCCCACAGCGGCTCGCGCGGACGGGCCCGATGTTCCGTCTGGTCACTACGCCATCCGCACCGACGTGGTCCGCTTCTACAAGGTCGATCGCCCCGAGAAGGGCCGATGGGCCGGATTCACCTTCCTCTCGATCCAGGCGTCGGATGAGCTCCACCCGGTCAAGGGCGAGAAGAAGCACGACATCCTCGCGGCGATCGCTGAGGACCCCAAGGCCGCATCCCTGCTCTACGGACTCGAGCTCGGCGTCTGTGGCGTGTGCTGCCGCACCCTCACCGACGAGACGTCACGCGCCGCGGGCATTGGCCCGGTCTGCCGCGAGAAGATGGGGTGGTAGTGATGACGACCAATCGATGGACCATCGGGTTCTGGAGCAACGGCTCCGCGTTCGTTACGGAGTCGCCCGCAAGCCAAATCGCCAAGCGACCAGACTTGCGCGTAGTGGAAGTCGTGCCCGCCGAGTCGATCGTGTCCACGAATGTCTTTATCGCAACCTGCACCGAGCTCTATCTGGACGGGTCTGACCACGTCGGTCGAATCGGAGTATTCCGCTTCAAGGAAGATGCCCACCAGGCGATCGTCGAGCACAAGATCAAAGCAGGTCTCGACCCCTACGAGACCGAGTACCCCGATCGGCGCTACGAGATCGAGACCGTGGCCGTTCGCTAGAAGATCTGTTGCCTTGGCCCGCAGCGTTGGATACGCTGCAGGCATGAGGTCAACCGCACAACCCGAGGAGAACAAGATGTTCACCACCACTTGCGAGATCGACAGCAACGGAACTCAGAGGACGTGGACGTACGAGACCGAGGCTAAGCAGGAGCGCCACGTCTCAAGCCTGCTCCACCAAGGCTTCGTCATTCTTGACTTCACCAAGCCCTGATGATCACGTTCAATGGCCAGGACCTGATCGTCCAGCCTCCGCGCTACCCGAGCGAAGAGATCAAGGTTGAGCTCGGTGGCCGCTGGGACAAGAAGTCGAAGTCCTGGCGCGTCGCCCCAACCTCGCTCAACGTCCTCACCCTCGTCGAGTGGTATGGGGAGTCGATCCTCGAGGGCGCGCCCGAAGCCGTCCGCGACCTGGCGTTTGAGCCGTGGGGCTTCAAAGGCTTCTCCGAAGACGAGCAGGCCATCGCTGAGGCCCATCCGTCCTGGTCCACGCTCTACGACTTCCAACACGAGGGCATCGAGTATCTGTTCTGCAATCCCCACGGCGCAGCACTCTGCAACCTTTCCTGGGGTCATGGCAAGGCTGCAGTCTCCGTCGTCACGACGGACCTGCTCGAGGCCGAGAGGATCCTAGTCCTGGCGCCCCTCACTCTTGCGCCGGCCTGGCGGGGCGAGTTCGAGCGCTGGTCGGATCGGACACGCGACATCAAACGTGCGGTCGCTGGCGATCGCTCTCCCGGCCCGGAAGTCACGATTGCAAATCACGAAGTGATTCAGGAGGTTGTCCTCCGCGATGAGCATGGCAAGCTTGTCAAGGGCGATCTCATCGACGACCACGCGGACGAGCTCATCGTCCTGCTGGAAGCCAAGGACAAGCCTTTCCTCAAGCAGTACGGTCAGTCACTCTACGACGGCGACAAAGACTGGACCACCAACCCTCGGCTCGTGAGCAAGTGGATCAAGCTTGGGCCCACCAAGAAGGATGCACGCGACAAGACGGTCCCTTCACGCGAGCGCATCGTCCAGGTCCGTCGTGACTACGCCGAGGTCGACTGGGACGTCATCATCGTGGACGAGTCTGTCCTCCTAAAGAATCGCAAAGCGGTCAAGGTGGATGTCCTGACCACGCTACGCAAGAAGTCGGACCCCATCGTCATCGAGCTCTCCGGATCTCCGATCACTAAGACACGAGCCGACCTCTACCCGCAGGTGAAGATCGCATATCCACGGGGCTTCGCCAGCTTCTGGCGCTTCGCCAAGTTCTTCTGCGTCGTGGATGAGGGAGGGTGGGGCTGGACGATCGAGGGTGACCGACCCGACCATGACCCGCACCACTACTTGCGTGATCTCCTGTGGGTCAAGTCCGACATCGACGCTGGCTCGGACCTGCCCAAGTACATCGAGCAGCCGGTCCTACTCGATCCCCTCCCACAGCAGGCTAAGGCGCTGCAGCAGATGGTTGACAAGTGGATCGTCGAGCTCGAGGACTCCCCGCTCGACCGCGTGGAGGCCAGCAACTGGCTTGCGCGCAACACTCGTCTTCAGCAGATCACGTCCAACATGGGCACACTGCCCAAGCCGACCGGTGGCTTCTACTCTCCGGCGTCCGCTAAGGAAGACTTCCTGCTGCAGCAACTGGCGGAAGGTGAGATCGAGACACCCCTGCTCGTGTGGTCCTGGTACGTCGAGACGACTCTCTCGATCAGCCGTCGCGTCGCGGCTCAGCATCCGGAGCTCCGAGTGGGCCACATCGTCGGAGCGATGAAGACCGAGGACAAGGACGCCGCGATCGCTGCCTACCGGGAGGGCGAGCTCGACGTCCTAGTGATGCAGATGGCCACTGGCAAGTTTGGCCACACCTTTACCAACACCAAGACGGTCTTCTACCACGACCGCGCGTTTGACTCGGACGCCTACGTCCAGAGCCTCGCACGAGTGCGTCGTATTGGACTCAAGCACCGTCCGGTACTGATCGTCCCCAAGGTGGTTGGCTCGGCCGATGCACTCATCGATCTGAACCTAGAAGGCAAGCTCGGGAACATGGCCCGCCTCACCAACGCGGACCTGGCCGGCCTGCTGCGAAGCCTCGGGACTTAGGCCCCTCCAGGACGGAAGGCCCACCCCGGGCCTTCCGCCCTGCGCTGCGGGGCCGGCGTCTGAGCCCCTTGCGAGCCCGAGGATGAGGAATCCATCAGGCGAGGTTTGTTCTGAGCTCCTAGGGCCACCTCTACTGCGCCTTGCACACGGGCTTGCCCGGGTAGCTGATGATGAGCCGCCTGGACCCCTCTCGAGCAAACGCCACTCGAATGGTCCCGACGCAGTCCTGTTGGAGCTCTCGGAACGAGAAGGTAGTTCGACAGTCGACGACATGAGGCTTGGGCAGGCCAGTCACCGTTCGAGCTCGAGTGCACTTGACCACCAGGTAAGTGACCCTCTCGCCGTTGATCGAACCGGCTCGAGCCAGCTCGGCCGCTTCACGATTGGCGATCCTCCTGGCACCATCCAGCGACAGGGTGTGCGCAAGGCTCGGGGGCGTGAGCAGGGCCCACAGCGGGATGGATACCACCAGCACCAGCCACTTCATGGCGTCACCGGCTCAGCGTTGGGAAGCGAAGAGCACTTCGAAGGTTGGAAACGGGCTGCTGCATCGTCTGCAGCTGTGGACTGTCCGTTGGGCGACGAACGGATGACGCCTCGGATGGCCTGCTTGAGCTTGTTGATCTCACGACACTGCACCGCATCAGCGCGTGCGCCGGCCAGCTGTGCCAGCTCGGCGACTCGATCGAGGCGCTTGATCAGGATTGCGTTCTGAGCAGCCTGCAGCGCCGTGGCTGCGACCGCGGAGGCGGCTCGATCCTGGGCGTCGCTCACCTCGCCGTAGAGGCTGACACCGATGCCCAGGGCAGCAATGGAGATCAGAGCAAGTACCGAGACAACGAGCAGCATCTTCCTGGAGAACGAGAGATACGCGGTCTTCAGCTCCGCCAGGTCGTTGTGGAGGGTGGTGAGCACGCTTACCTTTTGAGCCGTGTCTTCCATCATTCTCTGTATCGGAGTTAGCTCATCGTCTGGCACGGCGCTTCCGAGGCTCCTTCTCAACCGCGTCGCAGATGAACAACAGGACGCCGATTGTGACCATCACGGCGCAGTAGCCGACGCCCACCGTCCTGGCCGCGCTCGCTCCGAGCACGGCCAGGACCAACGCATAGGCGCTGAGCACCACGACGAGGGCTGATGCAAACAAGCGACGCTTACGAGCGATGGCTCGAAGCATCAGTCCTCCTTCGAGGGCGACACCGGCAAGGGAGGAGCAGCAGGCATCTTGGCCAGGTTCTGAATGGCCTTGCCGCCCTCTCCAATCGCCATCATTGCCCCGAACGAGAGCAGGTACTGAGTGGGTACCTCGACGGGGGGAGGCGCCACGGTCGCGGTCACCACGTAGAGGAAGAACGACCCCAGCATGCACGCGAAGCCACCGTACCGGAGTACCGCCGGCCACCACGCTAGAGCTCTCTCGAGCCGGGTCATTCATCGGTCCTGGTCCATCAAGAGAGCCACGGCGGGACCGCGAAGCCCACGATGTAGAACGATCCCGTGGCGGGCCGAGTGCGCTTGGCCACCATCCCGCCATCGGACTGTGAGCCGTCGCCCGCACTCGTGTTGCCCTCGATCGTCTCGTACAGGTCGTACCTCAGCTGCTTGAGCACGACTCCGACGTGAACAGCTGGGTCGCCACCGGGCGTGTCGAACAGGGCCAGCATGCCGCGCTGACCGCTGCCAGGTCCAACCCACTTCCATCCGCCGGCGCCGCTCTTGGCGTGCTGGATGATGGCGGGTGTGTAGCCGATCCATCCAGCCCCTGACGGCACTCCGCCTTGGCAGAGCACCGCGTTGGCGAAGCAGCCGCACCAGGGCACCGGACCGATGTAGCCCGCGAGCTTCTCCCAGTCCTGAACGGGGTGACCCCAGTTGGAGCCGGGAGGTGACTCCTTCGTTCCGGACTGATTGACAGCCCACTTGAGAGCGTTCTCCATGCTGCCGGACGAGAGGCCAAGATCCTTGGCCAGCTTTTCGTAGTACCGAGGACCCCTCTCGATCTGAGCCTGACGCCCCTTCGCGCGGGCAAGCTGCTTGGGGTTGCGTGCATCGGGATGGCGAGCGATCTCCTGAGCGCCCTCGCTGAACACCAGACGACGATCTTGTCCGACCTTCGTGACCTTGAGATACGTAGTCGACTCAAGGCCCAGGAAGTAACCAGCCTCCACAGCGGCGACGGCGCTGGCGTGTGTCCACTTGCCGTGGACCGGTGTTGGAACGTTCAGACCTCGAGCGTCGATGCGCTCCTTGACCGCGCGCTGGGCGTTTGCGACGTCTCGTCCCTCCATCGGGGGATAGAGGACAACGAGGTCACGATGTGGATCGGGGTTCTGCGACGGCTCTCGCTTGATGCCGTCACTCAGTGTCGGAACCATTCAGGAGACCTTCCCGGCCGCGATGCTCGCGACTACGTGGGCAGTGTCCTGCTTGATGATCTCCTTGGCCTGCATGTAGCGGCCGATCTGCGTCGTGACCATCGAGATCGCAGCGAAGATGCCCGATGCGATCACGCCGAGGGTCTGTGCGTCCGCGTCCGCGAACAGGTACGCCAGGATCGCCGCGATGGCCGTCGTGATCGTTGCTCCGTATCCGACCTTGGTGGTTGTGCCTACTGGAACCATTAGTGTTCCTCCGTATCGTATTTCCTTACAGGACTTCCCCTGTTCCAGGAAGATTGGTTGTTGCTGCTGCTCGAGCCTGCTCCGCATGCTCGGACTCGACTGCGACCTTGTCGAAGGTGTCGCGCAGGATCTGGCGCTGCTCCTTCACGATGTCACTGTCGTCTCTCCGAGCTCGCTTGCGACCCTTGCCCTTGAACCAGCGATCGTCGTTGGCATCGAACACGACGTCGTTGACGTCCGAGTATCCGACCAACTGCTCCTCGACTTCTGGCTCGTCGTTGTCCCGAAGCACTGGATTGCCGTCACCATCGAGTACGGAAACGAGCTCCTTGATCTCGACCCCGTGACGAATCCGATAGACCGGAGCTTCCGGGTCTGACTGGTCGAGCTGATGGCTGATCACGACCCTGGCCATTACAGAACCCTCACGATCACGTTTTCGACCTCATACGGTTGCATGTTGTTGTGTGCGACGATTGCGTTCACCGACGCGGAGGCCCCCACGGTCACCGCTGCGGCAAGCGTTGGTACGATCAGCCCGAAGGGGCGCTCGCTGGAGTTACCTACCGCACCGTAGCCGTCTGTCGGAGCGCCATTCCAAACGGCGCCCGAAGTAACGGTGGCCGTCGCCGTGGCTGAGTGGGTGTGTCCAGGTGAACCCGCTTCAGCTGAAGTGGTGAGGTGACGCTCTTCTCCGCCGGACTGGCCGGCCACGCGGTTCGAGTTGGGGATGCGATTGGCTGTTCCTTGAGCCGTACCCATACTGTCCGGACCGATGCTGGTGCGTCCTCGCTTGTCCTGAATCCTGACCTTGTTGTTGCCCGGATCGACGCCTCCGTTGAACTTGTGACCCACGATCGCGAAGTAGGCAGCGTAGGTCGTGCGATCAACAAGTCGTCCGTCAGCGAGCAGCCACGAACCGCCAGCCGGGTCGCCATCGCCACCGTACGTCATCGTCGATCCGATGCGTGGCAAAGCGTTGGATACGTCCGCTGCCAACTTGGTCATCGTGACGCTTGCGTCTGTGGGAGTCCGAGCGTTGGTGAAGCGTGTGTCAGTGAGCAGAGCCACAGCCGCATCGAATGTGTCCGTGACGGCGTTCACCTGAGCGGCAAAGTTCGCCTCATCTGTCGCGTTGTCGTACCGCGGCGCTCCGACTCTCGGAGATACAGCAGGGCTACCTGGCATGTACTTCCCTCTCTCCTCGCAGAGTCGACTCGAGGTTCGCTTGGGCTTCGTAGGTCAGTTGGCGGATGAGTCCCTTGATCGCCTTCTCCTGCTTGTCAGGAAGACCAGCAGCTTCGACGGCTTGAAACAACTTGCCCCTGAGTCTGTTCATGTCGTCTCGAACGGTGGAGATCGGATCGTGAGAAGCCGTGGCGTTCACGGCCGGGGCCTTGTGTACGTAGTGAAGCCAGGCGTAGCGTGACGCAGGTCTTGCCACGTAGGGTTGGCCGTTCGAACCGCGGCCCAGGTCGCATACGTAGTTCGAACGCTTGCCCACGTCTGTCCTCCCAGCACCTGATGGACGAGAACGATGTCACCCGGAACCACGTCTCGACGCAGGTCCGCGAACACTCCGGCTGGATCAGGCGTCTCGGACGTGTACGTATTGACAATCAGACGGTCCGGATCATCCGTTCCACCCACGCCGCTTCTCTCGTCGATCTGCACCGTTCTTTGTCCGATGAGCCGGCGCTGGGCTGCCCGGACGATCGACGCAACGGTGCCGCGAATCTGGTTGGGTGCATCCTTGATCCACTCTCGAGCCATGACGTCAGAGATGCCCACTGGCAAACGCTCGCCCGCGTACATTGCTCGATGCGGGAGAGCCTTAGGTGGACACAAGTCGGTGTCGAGCAGTACAGACCAACCCAGCTCGTCGTCTGCAGCGACTGAGTAGAGCTCGACCTCTGAGAACATGCCGCCGATTGCGCGCAGATACTCCTCCAGATCAGGAGTGATCCAGGGCTCAAAGGCCGCAACGAAGTCGTCAGCAAGACTCACGTGATCGTTCCTGTCAGAGTGCCTGGTCGGGTCAGGGCCACGGTACCGGCGAGTGCGAGATCTGCGGCCACGCCGTTGATCGTGAGAGCGCTCACGTAGTTGACTCCGTCGACATCCCCGATCAGATCGATGATCTTGTTGAGCCTGACCACGGTCTCATTCTGCCAAGCTCCTGGTGATCCGGGATCGCCGAAGTTCTTGGGCTTGCCCCACACCGCTGGGGACAGCCAACTGGCCAACATCGAGTTGATGCGAGCCTTCAGGTCGACGGGATCGAACCCTGGATAGGCCTTGACGGTGTACGTGATCGCAACCGTGGTGTAGGTCGCGTCCGCCACCGTGACGGTGGTGTTGACCTGACGGAGCTCTGCGTACTTCGCGACCAGCCAGGCCTTGATTGTGGCCGAGAGGGGTTCCCCGACCGAGTCCGTCCCGACTACAAGCACAGCGCGGGATCCGTTGTTGGAGGCCACCAGCCTTCCAACTCCAGCGTGGGAGAGGCCAAGCAGCTCGAAGTCTCGAGTTGTGACGAGCGTAATAGACTGCAGCTGAAGCTCTCTGGACAGCCGATCCTGGTACGCGATGTCGTCCTCGGGATCGGATCCGTTTGCTGTGGGTGTGTTGACTGTGATGTCCTCCACCCAGTCCAGAGCCGAGATCGGAGCCACGACCGCTCCCGTAAGACCGTTGGCTGCCGCAGTTGGTGTGCTGCAGACAACGGCCACAGCGGGAGCAGTGAGCACTCCGGTAGCGACCACTACGTCGTCCTCGACCAGGAACTCGAACCCGTCGATCTCGATCGACAAGCCCGCCTGGATTGTTCGTCCGGACGGATTGCTGATCAGAGTCCAAGTCGTTGTGGTGGAGGCGGCCGTGCCCTGTTGGTACGGAGTTCCGATGAGGTCTGTTCCGTACTTGCGGAAGATCGCTGGATACACCCTTGCAGCGACCTCAGCCGCATTCTGAGCCATCGGAGCCAGCGTCTCGATCTGAATGACTTCGAGATCGCCCTCGTTGGGGTCCCAGTCCGTCCATTGGTCGCGCAACCTAGCAACCGCTTCGTCGGCCAGGGTCTGGGAGTCGGTGACGATGTCGACCTTGATGAACTCGCCGGCCATCAGGACCTGACCTCGATCGAGATGTGACGAATGGACGCTGAGGCCGCGTCAGCGTACTCCTGAACATCGGCTTCGCCTCGAGGCTCAAAGAGGCGCAGAGCCGCTCTGAGCGGCTCCAGAGAGATTGGAACGGTAGCGAACTCGGGGAAGGGCCACCCGAACTCGGGACGAGCTTCCCGGAACCCCGTGGGGCAGCGAACGATCACGTTCTCACAAGCTGCAACGTGCTCAGGTGTCGACTGCTCAACGACGTTCACGGAGCCATTCTCTCCACGCTGGAAGGGAAAGGCAAAGTGTGGTCGGTCCGTCACATCCATCATTCCTTTCGACTATCCGAGCCTTAGAGGGGTTGCGGTCAGACGTCGGTCGCTGAACGTTGTCGCGTTTGTGCCATCGGCAAGATACACCAGCTTCACGACCGTCCCGGCTGGTGTGATCGTCCGTCGCTTCGTGCGGCCCATAACAGCGATACCGCCTGCACCTGGGCTCGTTCCGCGGAACATGAGTCGTTCCACCTGGTCAGCAGCGACCGCACCGATCTGAATGTTGGTGATGCCGTAGCCGTTCGTTGCCGCAACCGTCGACATTTCTGCGAACATGCCAAACTCCCAGTCTCCTGCGAATGGGCACGCGATCGAAGGGCCAACAGTCGTAAGGTCAGCAAAGGTGTTTAGGGTCCTCGGTTCACCTGTTGTAACTAACGCAGCGAGAGGCTGCGGCCCAATGACGTGCCACTTGTAGGTCCCGGCGGTCGCGGACCGGTACTTGCAGAGCCACAAGTGCGGTCCACCATACGTTCCGGCAGAGTCCGCGAGCAGATTGACCACCTGGCCATCGTACGGACTCGCTGGAAGCGTCGTAACTTCGGGCACGTACGTCTCGTCTGAAACAACCGGACGGGCCATCAGCCAAGCCTCAACGGACGTGCCCACAGGCGACGATTGGTGTACGTGATCGACTGCGATGGGTTGCTACCGTACTGTACTCGTAGCAGGGTACCCGCAGCCAGACCCGGCAGCACCCGAGACCGGCTTATCCACACCTTGTAGTTGAGTGTAGCTGGCATTGACGCCAGATTGTAATCAGCCGCGACTGGTGCCGCACCGCCAATGCTAAGACCCGGATATACGTCCACGAACGTCGCAACACCGTTAGTGCACCACATCTCGAACCCGTACTCCCAGTTGCCGGCAAACGGAACCGTGATGTCAGGCCCGACAGTTGCAGCGTTTGCCCAGCCCGCGCTCGTTACGGCCTGACCCGTCAGGACTTCGGCGTTCAGAATCGGCGGTCCAATAACCTGCCACTTGTAGGCACCCGCAGTGGCTGCGCGGTACTTGCAGCGATAAAGGAACGGCCCTCCATAAGTGCCCGCTGAGTCCACGAGCAGGTCGACGATCTGTCCATCGTACGGAGTCGCGGGGAGCGTCGTAACCTCGGGCACTGACACTGGAATCGCAAAGCTCGTGACCGTGTCCGTGTCGAACGTGATCCCATCGAGACTGATCGATGCCGTCGAAACGGCCACGTCCGGAGTGACCACACCAGCCGAACTAACCTGGACCCGACCGTGGGCGCCCTGCGCGTCAGACACGAAGTACTGACTGGTGGTTGGAGGACGGTACCCAGCGGGCAGCGTGAACGCGGCGGACCCAGTCACACCGGACTTGATCAGGCCCCGAAGGTGCACGATTCCGAACGGGTCTTTGCGGAAGGCCGCTGACTGACCAGCGGCTCCATAATTGACCCAGGCTCCCTGGAAGGCCGGCTCACCCGCTGTGCCCACAACGTGCCAGATGTCCAGCACCCCTGGGGAGGTCAGCGCCGATCCAGGAGCTCCCACGACGACCGTGTACTGCCCAGACGTTGGCGCTGGATCCGTAGATCGCGTCCGTACCGTTACTGTGTTACTATCCGTACGCTCAACCTCTGCCGTGACCTCGGAAAAGGGTGATGCAGTCTGGTACACCGCAACCTGTACGGCCTTTGTCCCAAAGCTGTGGGTGACCGTGAACGCTCTCGCGACGCCATCACCGATCGCTTGCGTGAAGGTCTGACCACCGGACGGTCCCGTTGGACCCGTTGATCCAGTCGAGCCCGTAGGCCCGGTCAAGCCAGTGGGTCCTGTCGATCCGGTGGAGCCCGTTGCTCCAGCAGGCCCGGTTGGCCCAGCTGCGCCTGTGGCCCCGGTCGGTCCTTTCAGGTTGCCTCGTAGAGTCCAGGCAGCTGCACCAGTCTTCTCGTAGTAATCGCCATTGGTCGTGTCGAGGTACCAGTCGCCGACGATCGAGCCGGCGAGACCACCGGAAGGTGCGCCAGCTCCTGTGAACCACTTCTCTCCGGGAGAGCCAGTTGGCCCGGTCAGGCCTGTTGACCCGGTCGAGCCGGTTGCTCCTGTTGGCCCTGCCGGTCCAGTAGCTCCTGCTGGACCTGTCGATCCAGTGGCACCCGTTGGCCCCGTGGCTCCGGTAGGACCTGGAGGTCCTGTTGAGCCGGTGGGACCCGGAGGACCGGCAGGCCCGACTGGGCTCGTGGTCACCCCCTCCCACGCTGGGACCCACGCGTCACCGTCATCGTCGAACAGGACCACGCATTTTTCACCGACCGAAGGAAGCGTTGCACCTCGAGTCATCCAGTTGCTTCCTGGAATATCGAATGGTTCGTCCGACGAATAGTTGACGAGCCTAACCCACAGCGGGTCTGTGTTTGTGGCGGGCGCTCGAGTCACCCTGCCGCGGGCGGACACTCCCCGGTGATAACGAGTGGGTCCACCTACGAGCTCAGCCAGATCGGAGGGCATCAGCGACCGGGCCAATGTCGAGGGGTGAAACCTGAGGTCGAACGCCAGCTGTCGCGAACGTGCGGTCCTGACGGTGGCCCACCGCTCGTGTCAAACCGCCACTTGGATCCCTCACCCTCGGACTGGATGAAGACGTGCTCCGCGTTGGCCCACACGGTGAAGTCCTTGCCGCGTCCAGCCTCGCCCCACGAGCGGGCAAAGTCGCCACTGACGATAGCGTCTGAACCCTTGAACATATCGGCCCGGCTGAGGGCCAACGAGCACGAGCTCGAGCAGTCCAGCGGGTCCTTGGGCCCGATCGCTGAGAGCTTCCCATGACCGCCTCCCCAAAGGTAAGATCGGTTCTGGCTATCGATGTGGTCGCAGACATCCTTGAGATCGCTGCTGGAGCCAGCTTTGTCCGCTTGTGCGCGCTGGCCGACTTCGCTGGCCGGCTCGGGATCAGGTCTCTCCGGCTGCTTGAGAGTGAACTGAGAAGACAAGTCGTAACGACCTCGGGTGATCTCCTCGACGAGCCAGCGACCTGGCAGCTTCGCGGTGGAGCCGGTGGACGCCGCTCCGAAGCCTTCGAGCTTGAACACCTCGCCGGCCCTGAACTCGAACGGATTGCATAGCAGCGTGAGAGTCAGCTCTGTTGCGATGTTGCGAACGTCCCAGGTGTAGTTCCAGTCCACCACTTCTACATCGTCGCGGCTCACTACTAGAACAGGCTTCTGTCTAATGAGCGTTGTCTCGGGATCGAAGTAGACTCGTGGTCCGTCGGTGAACAAGGGCCACTTGACCTCGTCGGCAAGCCGACCCATACCGTCCCAGAAGTTCTCGTGCGGATTGTCGGTAGAACCGATCTCAAAGTTGTACGATTTGCGGTAGGTGCCTCCGCTGGAGCCACCAAGCCCTCCGTACGCCTCGAGCACCTTCTCTGCGCCTGCTCGCACCTTCTCGTATCGATCGCCGAACGCTGACCCCTGTACCGCCTGGGCGATCTGGCCTGGAGACCAGTCGGGGTTCTCTCTAGCAAGCTTGATCGCGCCACCCCTACCGGTGAAGCCCTTCTTGAGAAACGTGTCCACTACTCGAGGGATGTCCCGCCGAGCCTCGACGCTTCCACCGAAGTGAATGTTCAACAACTGAAGGATGCCCACGCTCGAAGCGTCGCCACCTGAGGGGTTGCGAAAGAACGGAGCCTCGACGATGATAGCCTCCAGAAGCGCGAGAACGGCCCTCTCAGGCGCTTCCCCCGCTGCATCGAGGGCTTCCTCAGCATTCTGCAGTTCACCCGGCTTGAGCGTGTACTCCTGGCCGTCCCAGTTGGTAAAGGTGATCTTGTCCTTGCGGTTGATACCACCGTCCTTGTTAGCCTTGCGTGTCGCTTCATCCTTCGGTGCTGGCGCAGTCTCGGACGCGTCCGCTCCCGTGGGCTGCTTCTTGTGCAACTCCTTCGAGATGAACTTGATTCCGCCACCGGACTTGACACGGCCGCAAAGGAACAGCATGAACTCAGATCGAGTCTTCTTGGCCCGACTGACCTTGAGAGGACCACGCTTCTCCATGAGGTAGGCTGCAGTCCGCTCCATGAACACCATATCGATTGTCTCTCCGGCGGTGATCGAAGTCTGTGTCAAGCGCCACCAGAGGTCGGAACCCTCCGGGTAGTTGAGCTCAATCTTGTCCATGCGGCCATCCTTGTCCGCATCAAAGAAACCACTATCGAGCAAGTCGAAGTTGGGGTCGCTGATCGACAGGGTGATCGTACTCGAACCCTTGATCGTGTCAACGATCTGTATATCGACGATGGCCGTTGCGAGATTCACCGCGGAAGGAGTTGCCTTCTTGAGCTTGGCCTTGGACTTTACGACCTGCGTAGCCACCACATCCGCGTCGATCGAGGAGTCGATCTCAACAGTCACTTCTTGGCCTTCTTCTTCTTCTTCGACTTGGCTCGTACGGTGACGGAGCGACTCGCTAGCGACAGGCTCGTGTGCTGCTGAAGATTGACCGTAACCTTCTGGCGAATGCGGTTACCGGAGTTGTTACGGAGGGGCTCGGCGTCCCAATCGAGTCCTGAAATCCTCCACAGCGGCGCAGTGGGGTTCTGAGACGACCATTGGTAGTTGGACGGAATCAGGGGCACGACGTCACCGTTACCGTTGGTCGAGGACACGCGAATGACCGGGGGTGGCCCGACCGCTGACCCAGCAAACGCTCCTCGGCCGGCCATTCTCTCGAGCAGCCTGATGTCCTGCTCGATGTTCACGCCTTCACCGGAGAGCACGTTGTCGAACACGATCGCTACGTCCATCGCGGTGGGGCTGTAGCCCGTAAAGTGGCTCAGACCAACCCGCTCGGGGCGATCCACTATCTCGAACTTTGCATACCCATCGGCGATCAGTGGAGCCTGGTCACCCGCCAGGGCATGAAAGCTTTCGGACTTGGCCGCAGATGCTGGCACACGAAGACGCTTGCGAGTCAAGACCGTGCGTACGGAACGAATACCGTTGAGATCTGCTATCGCCCTTGCGTCGTCGGGATGGCCCCGACGTGAAGCGACCTTAGCAACGGTGTCACCCTTCTGGAGGGTGATCCAGATGTAGCCACTCGAACGCTTGTCGTCGTCAGCCTCGATCGCAAACGTGATGAGCTGACCCAGTCGGCTACGCGGCATGTCAACTCACCGACTTCTTCTTGATCGCTTGACGTACGATGGTCTTGGCAAATGGCTTGCCATCCACGACCAGTGTCACGGGAACAACGACGTCCCCTCCGAAGCCACCGTGAGGCTCGACGATTGCTCCAGTTGGTAAGTACACCCTCTCACGACCGCGCTCTCCAACGTCGTAGATGCCCGGCCGCGTGATTGCTCCCCCTCGAGCCCTGTGGCCAGCCGTGCCAGAGTCGGGTCCTGGACGGGCTCCTGGATCGGGCTTGCCGCCTGCGCCGCCGACGTGAACTATGAGACCGATGTCCTTATGGAACGGAAGCTTGTTGAACGCCTTGATGGCGAAGTTGATGACGTCGATTATGTTGTTGATTCGATCCTGCAAAAAGTGCACGATCGAATCGATATTGCCCTTGATGACCAGGAACGCCAGTCCGAATGGACCGGTCAGGATTGTCAACAGCAGGGGCCAGTTGTTCTTGACCCAACCCCACCCTGTCTTGAGTGCGTCCCACACCGCGTTGATGATGTTGCGGAAAGTTTCGGACTTCTGGTAGGCGACGTAGAAGCCTGCAGCCAGGGCAACAAGGGCAATGAACACGAGGCCCAGCGGGCTGGCCCACAGCGCTCCATTCAATGCCAGCTGCGAGCCAGTCAAGCTGATCGTTCCCATGCGCCACATCGTCAGGATCACCAAGCCGGCTCGCATTGCGGCCATGACCTTTGAGATGAACATGTACGCCTTCCAAGCAGCGTAGCCCGCCAGGACGGACGCGGTCAGGGGCACCATGACGTCGTCGTTGCGCTTGATCCAGCCCGCCATCGACTTCAGGGGGTCGATCACCTGAGTGACCTGCTCCTTGAACTTTCCTCCTGCTCCGGTGCCCTCTCGGAAGCCCAGGATGAACTTGTTGAATGCACCGACAGCCTTAGTGACTAACGGTATCAGCTGAGTGCCGATCGCGACCTGGAGCCCCATCGTCGCAAACTCCGACTCCCTCTGGGCCTTGATTAGGTCCTCGATGGACTTGATGCTCTTGCCCTTGAGCGTGACACCGTACTTGTCCGCAAGGGCGAGCTGCTCGTCCATCGCCTTCGACCCTCCACGCAGCAGAGGCCCAAGCGTTTGCCACCCACGTCCCAGCAGCTTCATCGACAAGGCTGTGCGCTCTGCGCCGGCGGGCATCGCGTGCAGGCCATCCGCCACACGACCAAGCAGGTGGTCGAAGTTCTGGTCCTTCAACTCGTTCTGGCTGATGCCAAGCTTCTTGAACATATCCGTGACCTTGCCGGCGCCCTTGGACATGAGAGCTTGACGCTTGACTCGATTCTTCTCGGTGTTACCGAGAGCGTCGAGCTTGGACTTGTACTTGCCGTGCTCTACGCCAGCTGCCTGTACCTGCTTCGAGACTGTTCCAAACGTCTGAGCCATCGCCTTCGTCTCGATGTTTCTGGAGGCTGCAACTGCGGCCCACCGAGAACCCTGCTCGACACTGAAGCCCAGATTCCTGCTTAGAACGAGAGTGGTCTTGGCGAGGCTGACCGTAGTCTTGATCGCGCTCTTGGCGCCCGCGATCGAAGCGTAAGCGCCGACGAATGCGGCGCCCATTCCCATCGCCCTCTTGGCCACACCGGACAAGCCTCGGCTCATCACGTTGAACTGGCGAGTTGACCGAGCAGCCTTCCGTCCGGCCATCTCAGTGTTACGTCCGAGCTTGCCCATCGAATTCGCTGTGCGGTCGACGTCACGGGAAGCTGCTCGGGCTCCCTGTGCGCGCATGCGGAGGATGAGGTCTTCGGCTGCCATGCCCTACTTTGTCATCTTCGCTTTCTGCTTTCGATCTTCTCGGGCCAGCGTCTCGTTTACGATATCCACGAGTGAGCTGATCCAGAGCTCGTAACCAGGGTCAGCTCCGTCGTAGAGACGTCCAGTGTCCACCGAGATGCCGAGCAGCGCCGCGTCGTGCGCCAGTCTCGTCACCCCGTCGGAACAAAATCGGCCACCACCTCTTGGTCCACTTCGACGCCCTCGCCCTGCTGCCACTCCACGTACTCGGAGTAGTGTCCGACGATGCGGCTGTCCACATCGAAGATCGCGATGAGTGCCTGACGATTCGTGGACGCCTCAGGAAGATTGTCCACCCCCAGCTTGACCGCGAGCTCAGGACCCCACTTCAGTCCCAGCGGCCGGCTCAGACCGTTCTCCTTCACTTCGAAAACCTGCTCGCATGCGAGCAGGAGAGTGTCAGACGCGACGTACAGCTCACGAACACCTTCGTCGCGAACCTTGCGATGCCTGTGGGCGATCTTGCGAATCGTCGGCCACGTAAGCAAACGGTACTCCGCAGCGAGAATGCCCACATAGCCCGGAACGTCGAGGGTGACCGTACGCTGTGACTGAAGCTCAGCGCGCCTCTGATTGACCCTCTGCGCCAACGAAGCGAACTCCACAGGCGCATCATCTTCGAACTGATCGTCTTCCTGTTCCGTCACCTTGACTCCTTCGACTTTGACCTAACCAGCGAGCGGGTGCCCGCCGGCTTGCTACGCGGCGAGCTCGTTCATGGAGAAGACCAGCTCGTACAGCCCGACGTCGTTGCCTCCACCCATGTCGGGAGGGTTGACCGCCTTGAGGGTGCCCTTGCGGGTCCTGGTCATCCCCGTTGGGATCTTGTCGGGGCCGAGCCAAGTCACGCCCACGATTCCGACTCCGTTGCCGACGAGTGCTTCGTGGATCGGAACCCAGGTGGCCACGACGTCCGTGAACTGCGTGCGGACGGTGAGGTCTTCCCTCGAGGCTGGACCGCCGGCGCTGACCTCGTAGCCCATTCCGCCGGGTCGGGTCTTGACGTCGTCCGCTGTCAGGTTGCCGCCTTCGACTTCCTTCCATGAGTCGCCGTAAGCGACACCGGCCAGCGAGACACGAATGTCTGCGTTGTCCTCTCGGATGTATGCCACTTGACTGTCCTCCGTTACGTGGTCGAGACACGGCCCGTAATGGGCACGCTCACGAGATCGATGATCACGGCCTTGGCGTGGAGACTCAGCCTCGCCTCACACGTCGCGTGGAGCTCGCCCTGAGCGACGGTCGCTTCGGTGTTCACCGAGACGCCCACCGTCGTGGCGAATGCCTCCATCGGCGTGGCTCCGTACAGACCGTTGGCCTCGTACAGGGTCAGGAGCATGCCGTCGAGGTCCTTCTTGAGAGCGCCAGCGAGCCGGCCCCTGCCGTCGATCGGCTTGAACATGTAGTTCTCGCCGAGAGCGTACGCCTCGCCCGTCATCCACATCCGAGCCCTGGAGCAGTTGGCCTGCCAGAACGGATCCGTCTCGTTCTGTGGCACTGTGGTCTGGAAGCCGTAGAGCTCGAGCACGCCGTACACGGTTGCGAAGGTGTTGACCCCGAGGTTGAGCAGGTCCACGCGCTCCTGATCGGTGATGTTGCGGACGAAGCTGGTGACGTACTGGAGGGGGAAGTCGCGGCCCGCCGCGGCCCGATTTGGGTTGCCCAGGGCATCCACCCGCTGGCAGAGGGCGGCGACGACGGAGGAGGCCGGGACCTGGCGTGTGCCCGCCCCGACAACTCCGGAGGGTCCGGGGATATTCAGCCACGGACCGAATACCGCACCGTAGGTCTGATTGGAGTCCGGCACCGCGCCTCCGAGCACTTCCATTGCCGCGACGGTGTCGTTCATGCCCACGTCCATGAGGGCGAAGCGGTTGTGCGTGGCCGCGTGATCCAGCAGCTTTCCGTAGAGAGCGGCTCCCGGGGTCTCGTCTCCGATCACACTGACCTGACCGGGCCCAAGCCCCCTCGGGAACAGATTCAGGCCGCTGTCGACCGTGCCTGCGTCCGTGTAGCGACCGAAGTAGGCACGTGATCCTCCCTCGCGGAAGAACGTGTCCAGAGCGTCGAAAGCTGCAGCATTCGCTGTCTCACGAACTCCGTACTCTGAGACGAAGTCGGCGATCGACCGCAGAAGCTTGGCATCGGTGAGCGTGCCGGAGTTTGCCTGGCCGGCCACGAACCACGTGCCCGTGTCGGTGGGTGCTCCCCTCGACGGAGGGGCAGTGCGGGGCTGAACGACAACTCCAAGCGGCATCAGCTATCTCCCAGTGATCTCGACGGTAACGTCCCGAACAATCGCCAAGGGATCGTACGGGTCGTCCGGACTCAGGAAGTCGGGCGGATCGTACGGACCCGGCAGGCCACCCGGGTTGGGCACGTATGGGCCGGCGCCGATTTGCAACACCTGGTCCACGTAAACGGTGAACTCGTTGATGGATGCCGACAGGTAGCGACCATCCTCAGTCGCTACCGGAGCGACACGACCGCTCATCCACTTTGTGTCACCAGCGAATCCTCTGAGCGAGGCGTTCTGAGTCAGGATGCGGCGCACGGCCCCTCCATACAGCGAAGCATTCACCCTTGATTCGGGGGCATGTCGACCTCGAGCGACCGCTGTGATGATGACGCTCCACGCCGCATAAACGAGACCTTCGCCGTCTGAAGCTGGCTCTCCGACGGTGTTCGCAGTTGTCACCAGAATAGCGGGCAAGCTGCGATCCAGGAACTCATCATCGTCCAGAACGGAGCGATAGTCTGCTCGACGTGGACGCTGCAAGAACCGCTCCGGAAGATCGCGCTCTCGCTCGATCACTGAAAGCATGTTGGGGACACGCTCGATCAGAAGACCCACCACAGCGGCATCGACGTCGGTCTCGATGATGAGCGGACCGAACTCAGCAGCGACGATTGTCACTATCTCACCGCGCCCTTGGTCGCTCCATGCACACCGTGAACGATGTAGTCCAGGATCGCGTTGCCGCTGGCCTTACGCTCCTTGGGCTTGAGCACGAGCACGGCCGACCTTGGACCCTTGCGCAAGTAGCGAGCGTATGGGATCGATGTGCCGAACAGGAGCTCAGACCCGTGGTACTTCCGAATGGCTCCGTTGGCAGTCTCCTGCGTGAGAGAGGCGAGCGTCGCTCCCGTCCTGACGTACTTGCCACGAAGCAGAGCGAAGTGCTTGAGCTCCCCCTTCTGTAGAATACGAGCCACGTCCTTGAACGCCGGCTGAGCGTTGTTCATCCGGTCGGCCACCTGACGGGTCCGTTCCTCCGTCTTCTTGAGTGGCTGCTCTTTCGAGCCGCTGACTCGGATATCGAGAGTAAGACCCCTGGGCATTTACGCGATCAGACTGGTCGAAATGCGTGGCTCGAACGTACCGATGAGTCGGGCCTGCGCTAGGTCCTTCTCGATGTTGTTTCGCAGGGCGATGATCGCTGTGCTGTACATCGAGCGCCAGAGGCCGGAAGATCCGGACGAATCCTGTTGCTCGCGGAAGTGAGAACCCTCGATCAGGATTGCGGTGTACAGGGCGATTGCTCGCTGAACGCCCTCGTAGTGAGCCACGGGCATGCGCGTTGGAAGCTCTGGCAGCACGAGATCGATCGCCTGCTGAATCAGGCCCTCGACCTGCGCCGCTGTGGGACTCGTCTCGGCGGTGAAGGTGGCCGCCACGCTGCTGCCCTCCGCAACGAGCCGAGTACGCTCGAAAGCTGCGACCTCGTCCACGGTGGGAGTGACGTCCCCACGAGACACGAGCGGGTACACGCCCGTGAGCGGAACATCCTCGACCACAGCGATGGAGTCGACAGAGACCAGCGGCAGGAGTGCCTCGTAGGCGGGAGGCTCGGGGTCGCCGGTTCGCCACACGAGGAGAAAGTAGCCCGGCGTGGGTGGACCGTCCAGGGTAACGGTCCACACCGACCCGATGAGGGATGCCTCCCGCCAGTACGAGACGATCGCGCGAGTGACTGGGACTTCAACTCGCGCGCCGAAGTAGGCCAGCCCGCCGGGATCGTCGAAGGTAGCCACGAAGGGCGTACCTGCGACGACCGTTGTCGGCGAGCTGGCCATGAGCTTCTACTCGTGAAACTCCGCGTCGTCTGCCCGCAGAGTGTCGATGAGATCGGGCTTGCGGGCGTTGGCCGGCACCTCGAGGCCGCGTGCCCTGATCTCGTCCTCGAGGTCCTTCACGGTCCAGGGAGGAGAGCGCGTCTCGTAGTCGTCGCCCGGTTCGGGAACGTCGTCGCCGGAAGCGTTCTCGTCGCCGGTCTCGTCCGGCTGCTCCGCCGCCGAGTCGTCCTCGAGACGGTAGTGGTCGGGAACGTTCTGGCCGGCTCGAACGATCCGACGCACTTCGACGCCCGCGATGTCCTCGTAGCCGTACGTGTCCTTCGTAGCCTTTCGGGGCATGGTTCAGGTTCCTCCTTCGATCGTGGGCCGCACCTGGTGCCCGTTACGGAGTCGGGTCGGTGGTGTTCGCGACTGCGAACGCCGATGGGTACCAGACCGGCAGCGCGACACGCGCCTCGGCGAGAACGGTGACGCGGTTGCGGACGAAGTCGTCCTGATCCGAGTCGCTCGTCTTGACGTTGACGCCCTCGCGGACGAGCAGCGTCGCGCCCATCGAGTCTCCGACCAGGGGCGCTCCCTGGGTCAGAGCGACCGACGGGGTGATCGCCATGCCCCAGATCGTGGCCGCGGCCATCGTGCCGGGGCCGCCGTACAGGTACTGGCCGGTGCGTGCTCCGCCGAGCGACCCCTCGCGCATCAGCAGCAGGTTCTGCCAGTCGATGGGATGCAGCGCCGCGAAATTCGGCTCCTGGTTGGACAGGATGACCAGCGTCATTGCTCGGAGGATCGCGTCCGCGGTGTTGTCGCCCTCGACGAATGTCGGAGCTCCGACGCCGGTGGTGTTCAGGATGCCGGTCAGGTTCTGACCCGTGCCGTCGCCGCGCAGGATCTGGAACTCGATCTTGCGACGGACGTCGTAGGGGAGCAGCGTGTTGATCAGGGTCGACAGACCGGCGGTGTCGTCCATCGCCTGACGGTTGACCTTGATCCAGCCCGCGATCGTACGGACGGGTGCGGTTGCGTCGTCCATCGTCAGGCCGGCCTCGGGCTTGACCGCTCCCTCTGCCTGCATCCCGACGGTGTTGGGAATGGCCGTGATCTGGACGTACTCGATGGAGTTGCTGTCCGTCGGTCCCGTCGGAATGAGGTCCAGGAGACGGAGTGGCCGAAGCATCGGAGCGATGATGCCGCGACGGTCCGGCTGGATGGCGCCACCGACGCTTGCCGTTCCGATCGGAGCGGCCGGCGCACCGGGCAACTCCGACATGAACCGAACCGCGTCCTCGCGGGAGGCGATCTGGCCCATCTGGATGGTTCCGAACCTGGCCGAGCTCGAGAAGACGCCCTGCTCACGCGCCTGCTGGTACGGGGAACCCGAGGCCATCAGGTTCTGAGCGCTCCAGCCCTGGACCCGCTGAACGCCGTCGTTGTCGAACGAAGGAGAGTCCGGCTGGTCCTGTCCGAGCATCTTGAGGATCGCGTCCTCCGCGATCTTGAGGTCGGCCAGATCGTCGTCGATGATCCCCAGGTTCTTGACCGCCTCTTCGGCGTTCTTGAACTCGGGCATGTCGGTGATCTTCACGTCACCGGGTGTTGCGCCGGCGAACGCGCTCTTCGCGTCGTCGCGCTCCTTGCGTGCGGCCGCTCGCCGATCGCGCAGCTCGCGCGACTTCTCGCGCACCTCCTTGAGGCGATCGCGGATCTGCTGATTGGCGTTGGTCATGCTTGGTCGTCCTCCTGCGTTGAATGGAACTCGAGCACACCCGCCATAGCGGCAAGGCGACCACGGTCTTCGGCCGTGTACTGGACTCCTTCCGACTCGGCCCCTAGGCCGTTGGTGCTTCCGGTCCGACTGCGACGCTGGAGTCCGGACACGACGTTCTCGAGAGTGTCGACACGGTCGGCCAGCCCAGCGTCCACAGCGCGCTTGGCTGTCAAGACGCGACCTTCGCCGTAGCCGTTCCTGACGTCGGCCACGGAGGCTTGGCGCCCGGTTGCGACAGCCTTCACGAACATGCTGTAGAAGTCATCGACGCCCTGCTGCAGCGCCGTTCGGGCTTCCTCGCTGAGCGGGCTGTAGGGGTTCGTCTCGATCTTGTACTTGCCCGCGGAGATCAGTGTCGGCTTGATGCCCATGAGCTCGAGGGCGCCACTGATGTCTCGATGCTCCGTGAAGACTCCGATGGAGCCAACCTCGCCCGAGGGAGTGACGACGATCTCGGTTGCCTGCGACGCGATCCAGTAGGCTGCGGAGGCGATCAGAGTGTTGGCCACTGCGACGACTGGCTTCTGCTTCGCGGCCGCCGCAACCTCGTCCGCGATCTCGGGAATGAGATCGACGACACCGCCTGGCGAGTCCACGTTGATCACGATGGCCCCAATGTCGGGGTTGTTCGCAGCCTCGGCGAGCTGAACCCTGAACGAGCTGATGCTCGAACCGAGACCGAAGATCAGAGCGAACAGTGACACGTTGGGAGTGAGCACGCCCTTGAGGTCGATCGTCTGGACCTCACCGTTGATCGCGGGCGGACGACCCCGAGGACGGGCCGCGTCCGCAGCTGCCCGAAGATCCTCTGACGTGATGTCGAGAGACCTGATCCTGTTCTCGAGACTGGAGAACGAAAGGAAGGTCTCGGGCAAGATCGCCCAGGTGCGAGACTCGAGCTCGAGAGCCCAAGCGAGATCTGCGATCAACTCCTGAGCTGTTCCGGTTTTCGGGTCGTCTGACATCAGGGCGTCTGTCCTCCATCGTACACCCAACGGCCCGAGGTCAACACCCAGCCGTGGAAGATTTTTGGATGATCGCTCAACGGAACTCCAGCTCGAAGTCTGCATCCTTGGATCGGACGTGAAGACGACGGTGACTGGAAGCACCTTGAGAGGGCGTGCTGACTGTGACTGGGGGACGCGCCGGCGTACCGACTGGAACGAGGTTGTTTCCAGGAATGTAGAATGTGTCCATTCCCGGGTCATCGGATCGAGGCTCGTTGATCTTGGACCGACCCTCGTTTGGAGTGAGCAGAGCCGAACCGATGGCCTCACGCAGAGACTGAATCTCCTTGAGTCGATCGCCTCGAAGGACGCCCGCGAAGTCGAACTCACAGTAGACGTCCGTCTCTCGCAACAAACCCCGAACGACCTGAGCGTTGATGCACTGCTCGATGAGAACCAGAGGCGGGCCAAGACACTCGGTGTAGATCATCTCGCGCTGTGTCTCGATGTTGCTGTACGTAGCCTTGTCCAGAATCCCCATCATCGGAGGCGGGATGAGGTAGACCGCTGCGATCTCGTCGCGAACAATCTTGCGCTGGTCGATCAGCTCCGCCTCCACAGCGGAGTGGCCGACTGGCTTCCAGTCCAGACCCGGAGGAAGGAGCGCCGGCCGGCCAGCATTCTCCGGTCCGGTGTAGAGCTCCGTGATGTCCTTGCGCAGCTGGCGCATGATGATCTGGCGCTCAGGCTTCTCGAGCCCCAGGAACGCCTCGCTTGCCGTGACCGCTGAGGGAGGCCTTGCTCCGTTCTTGAAGAGACCGCGCTGGTAGCGCTGTGCGCCATCCTCGATCGAGAGCGTCACTCCCAGCTGCTGAAGAGGCGACGTCCCGAGATTGCCCACCGGAGACCACCACGCGACATGGATCATGTAGTCGATCGAGACTTCGCGAGCGAACTGAGCGCTGTCCGTGTCCACCTTGAAGCCCTCGAGCGAGTCCCTCCAGGGACGGATCGGCTGACTGAAGCGCCAGTCTCTGGGCCCGAACTGAATCTGGCCGCTGGCCCCTTCCTCCACCTCTGTGAGCGAGTTGCCGTGGACCAGCATCGGACCGAGAAGGTTCATCACGAGCCCTGCTTGGTGCCCGCGCTCCCAAGGGGATATGACCGCTGCGGCCAGAGGATGCTCGTCTTCGCGAAGACGGACACGGGAGTCGTCACCGGTCCGGCGATAGACCTTGAGTGGTACTCGCACCGCCCACGTGAGCATCCGCATCACCGCGGCTGCGACCCAAGGCTGAGTCTGGAACAGACGAGTGTAGGAGACGGTGTGGTTGTCAACGAGCAGGAGCTCCTGGGGAAAGAGCTCGCCGTCTCCCAGCCACGTCGAGCTGGTTCGAGTGAGGTCCCCTCGACCGGGAGCGACCTCTACGGGGTGGTTGAACAAGTCGCCCCGACGCTCGGCTCGACCTTCCTCGAGCCTGGCAATCCTCTCGGCGCGCTGGGCATCAGTCTCCACGGACCCTCAGCCTACCCCGGATCCGTGCGTCCACACAAGCTCCGGAGTTGAATCTAAAGATTCGTAGCGGACTGTTGCCTTCGTCGTCGTTTGGCCTGATGATGCATCGCATGAGGTCAACCAGCCGCACCAAGGAGAGCACAATGAGCCAGAACAACGTGAACCTCGAGACGCGCCCCGACTTTGTCCCACGCACAAAGCTTCCGGAGTGGGACTACTCGCTCAGCACCTGGGCCAACACCGCGATCCGTCTCTCCGCCCAGGCCGAGATTGATCAGCAGGCCAGCTGATGCCCAAGATCAACGTCTACTACGACACGCGCGGAACGACAAAGCGTACCAGCAGGAACTGGTGCGTCACACTCTTCACGGGCTCAGGCGCCACCACCGAACGCTTCGAGACTGAGCAGGAGGCTCGCGATCGAGCGGCCGTCCTGCAGGAACTGCACCTCGACGAGTCGATCCAATGAAGTGGATTCGTGTCCCAGACGGTGGATGGCTCAGGGGCCAGTCCGGGTACGAGTCCGAAGACGGACGGTTCTTCGTCGCCCGTGACTACGTTGACGAGGACTATGGTCCATTGACGATGTGGATGCTTCACGGGCCCAACGGATTCATCGACGCGTTCGACACCCTACGCGACGCCAAGTCCTACGTGAGCTAAAGTACCTCTTCGAGCGTGATGAGCCACGCAACCAAAATGATGACGATACAGAGCCCGGCGACCCTCCAGTCGACCGGGCTCAACCTATGATGTAGGCGAGCATCGCGACCCCGAACATGGCCACGGCGAAAAGCAGTGGCGCGCCCACCAGGACCGAGATGAAGCCCAGCGCCGTGGCCAGTACGACGGTCAACTTCGTTCCCTCTCTCACGGCTTGTCCTTCTCATCGTCGTATACCGGCTCCTGCCAGCCTCCTGGAGCGTTGTCGCCCTGAACACCGCCCTGAGGCAGAAAGCGTCTCAGAAGCGCTCTGAGCCGGCTCAAGAGACATTGAACCATTTGTCCTCCAGTTGATGGCGTCGATGGGCGAGAGCGAGGATCACGAGACCCACGATCAGAAACAGGACGGAGAGAACGGCCACTGCGCATCACCTCGAGCGTGTGCCGATGAGCCAACCGAGCAGGACAGACGCTCCGGCGGTCACGATGAGTCCAACGATCGACCCGGACACGACGCCGGCCGCAGCTGCGAGGATGGCCCACAGCGAGACTGTTCGGAACCATGGACAATGCCACGACTCAGACGTACGCGGCAAGCGAAGAAGTAAGGAGTCGAGACGCTTCATAGGCTCTCAATCCGGTAGTCTCCCGGCTCACCCGACGCAACGCCCTTCGACCCCTTGCCTGCCATCGGCGATGTCGCAACGTTTAGGGCCATGACGAGTGCATCAAAACCGTCGATGTGCGTCTCGTCGTCGGGCTTTTCTCCGCGCCAACGCTTGCCTCCTGCGGTCATCTTGGCCACCGCGGCCAGGACCTGATCGGACAGCTTCTGATCACCGTCGTGCTCAAGCTTCCGATTCTCGACATACTCCGCAGCTTTCATGCTCGCCAGGTCGAACGCCTTGCCCTGATCGTGGTCCACGATCGTGATGCCGTGGTCCTCCTCGAGCTCTTCAGCCGCGTCGCCCCCACCCTGAGCTCGGTCAAACGCCACGATCATGTCTGGCCAGCGTTCGTGCATCACCTCGAGGATCGAGCCGACCTCTCGCGTGCGGCGCTGCTCGCCACCGACCTTGGGATCGAGGATGACCGCGCCGGCCACTCTGACGCGTCCTCCACCCGGTGGCTTCCAAACCGGCACGATCGCGGTGTTGTCCCACTTCTGCGCTCGGTCGAGCCCGACAACGACACGAATGCCCGGACCGGTCGGGATCTGGAGACCCTCGACCTTGAGCGCCCACCATTGGCCACGCTCGATAGCTCCGACACCAGCTGTGACCCACTGGTTGGCGTTCTGTCGCAGGAACTGCCAACGCAGAAGTCGGCCAAGGGCCTTCCAGACCCGACGCAAAGATCGAGTTGTAATCCACGATGCGGGGTTCGCTCGCTGGACATGCTCGAGATAGGCGTCGAGCTCTGGTCCGGCTGCCACGGATAGTGGCGGAGGACTGATCTCCTCCGGCACAGCGAAGATGTGAGCGACAGTCTCTCGATCAACGTCCACTGCGCGAGTGTAGTATTCGCCTGGCCGCAGGTCCTTCTCGACGGTTGCTCCAGCCTCCTCGTCCAACACCAGCGCCTCGATGCGGCCGAGAAACGAGTCTCGGTTCGTGCCGGCTGTGGAGCCCAGCAGGCACTTGACGGTCGCTCCGCGAGCGGCAGCCTTCACGGTCTTGGAGATCAGGACGGACACGGACGCTCCGTTGTCAGCGTGGCGATGGAGCTCTTCGACAACGATCAGGCTCGGATCCTTACCCTCCACGCTCGAGCCGCCAGAGTGCTCGGAGCGACGGCCGGCACTTTTAGCGAAGATGCCGACATCCGTGTTGTCCAGCCACATCGGAACAATGCGTCCGCCGAGGTACTCCTGGGGCTCCCACCAATATCCGAATGCACTGCCCCTCCTGCGAGCTTCGAGCACGAAAGCTGCGGCCGCGTTTGTGGTGTTGCGAGCGTGCTCGAGCTCGCCACCAATCACGAACACCCTTGGGAGCTTGACCACGTACGTCCCGTGGTGGAGACAGATCGCACCGTTCAGAGTCGACTTACCGTTCCCGGTCGGCCACTCCCAAAGGTGCTGGAAGAATTCAGCCTCCCACAGCGGGGAGTTGTCCGGTGAACGACCTGTTTGCAACCTCGAGAAGAAGTCTTCCAACGGGCCCAGCTGCCACTCCTGGAGCCTGAATCGGCCGTCGATCGAGTCGGGATCGGGCAGTGTCCAGCAAAACCTCTCGAAGTGATCCAACGTTTCCTTCTCGGGTGAAGGGTCCGGCAGCGCGATCCCCTGAGGCAGTCGTCGGGAGCGCTCGCTCACTTGTCTTTCTCCAGACGTTCCATCTGAGCGAAAGGCTTGCTACTGAGAAGAACTCCGGATTTCCTTGGTGTGTCGTAGTTGAACCTGACGTACACGACCATCGATCCGTTCTCCCCGTGGTAGAGACACTCGGGATCAAAACGCTCAGACCGTTCTGAGAATCTGCACGTACAGGGAGGATCAGGCTGCGCCACGACTGCGTCCTGTGCTGGCGTGATCGTGAGGCTCATCGCCGTGCCCACCTTGGCAGTGATCCGTGGCGACGCCAGTACGGACGCCACCACCCCTGCACGTCATCCCAGCATTCCCAGCGCTCCGCCAAACCGGTGCGTTCGGCCAGCCCCACCATCCAGCCCACTTCCCTTGCGAGCCGCAGCTCGCCGCGGAGGACGACCCTAATCAGCCTGGCGTGGTCATTGCCCAGAAACGTTTCAGGGCGATCGCTCACAGCGCAGACCCATCCGGACCGACGACACTTGAAATGCCGGTGTGCTCCGCTGCCGACTGTTGCAGTCGACTTTGGTGGTATGCGTCGACAGGCTTGGCGTGGCCGTTGGAGGACGGTTGGACCGGCTCTGATCCGGCCAGCCCAAGCTGCGAAGCGCAAGCGGCAGCCTTCGCCTCCTCCTTCTCGCTCATGGTCCAGCCTGGGTGTGGCCGAGTTGTGCCCTTGGACGTAGTGTTGAACGGCGCATCCTGGGCGTAGAGTCGGTACAACTCAGCGAGTCGAAGAGCGCGGACGTACTTCTCCACGAGATCCACGTCGACAGCATTCCACGTCTCATGCGTTGCGGCGATCACTCTCACCGTGTCGGTCCACTTCTTGCGCCAGCGGTCGGCGTAGTCTTCGTCGTCCAGGAGCTCGCCCTGCTCGAGCCACTCTTGCATCACTCGCTTGGGAGGCTTGACTCGACCCGACAGTTGCTGAAGGAACCAGAGCGCGTGATCGGAGCAGTACTTCGGCCACTGACCGCCCGTTTTGGGACGACTCCACTCGTGTCCGGCGGCGCATCTGAACGTTTGGACGCCATCGGCTTCGGAAACGAGCACACCGACGGCCATCAGTCGTCACTTTCTTGAAAAG